ATGAATGACGCAGTAAGAACGATTAAAAAAAATCTGCCGGTCGGTTATGAAAGGATTATTTCCAATGCAGTAGGCTGTAGTATAGCTACAGTTAATAATGTGATGAATGATCGGGCGGCTTCTAAAAGATCATCTTTTAAGAATAAAATCATGATCGAGGCCAACAGGCTTGCCAAGGAAAATCTTGAATCATTGCAAGATATTCAAGAGACGGCAAATGCTTTAAACAAATCCAATGGAATTGAAAGCGAACCTGCTCACTAAGCGTGAAAATCAGATCGCAGGTTTAGCAGCATGCGGTCTTGCAAAAAAAGAGATGGCTGATCGTTTAGGCACTGCATACGGAACGATTAATGTCCAACTCGATAATGCATACAAAAAGACAGGAACAAGCAAACTCAATGAACTTGGATCTTGGTGGCTAAATAGAGCTTTTGCTCTAAATATTGATTTCAAACAATTGCAGAAATCAATAATCGCTCTTTCTTTTCTGGCTCTCATCTCTCTTCAAATTACAATTGATCAAAACTTTCAGTATGCGAAAAGAGCACGGGTAAGGAGATACAGAATTGAGGAAGTCTCTGAATATGAATTCTAAAATCAAAAATAACAGGCAGCATAGCATAGCGATGTACATGCGTATCAAGTAGTATTAACAATAGCTCAAGTCCCTATAAAGCTCACGAAAGAAACAGCCTAAAAAACAAATTCAAAGATATGGAGAAAAATTATTTAGAAAAGATTATTGCAGAGAGCATCAAGATTGGAACGATCCAAACATTGAAATCTCTTGGACTACTACCGGAAGTGATAACAATATCACAAGCGGAAAAAATGTATGGCAAACGCCTCGTAAAAGAATGGCGCGACAAAGCATGGATCAAATTCTATCCGGCAAAAAATAAGGAAAGAGGACGATATTACGTCAAGCGCTCCGAACTAGAAACTGCAGCTTCAATGCTCGACATTCATAATAAGGTTCCAGACAATATCATACAACAGCTTATTCAATCATAATATCTATGAGCTATATACCTAAATCATCACCAGCGCTTGAAGCTCTTCAAAGAAGCATGGAAGAAGCCAACAAGAAAGATGAAATGCGAAGATTAGAGGCTCGACAAAAAGCAATTTTTGACAACATGAAAAAAGTATGTTTACCCTCTACCAGAAAAGAACCCTATGTTCCAACTCTGGAAGATGAATGTGTAATGCGAGAGTATGCTCTCGGGATGTACTCAGGAGATTAATTTATTTTAAAATCAAATATTTATGAACGCAATTCAAATCAAAGCTGAAGAATTCAGTAATATTCCGGCAACGAAGATTGTCGAATACGGAAAAGTAGAGCAAAAGTTTATTCAAATGTACAATGCCATCTGGGGCTCGCAGTTGGGCGAACAGATTTACCACAAAGAAGTATTCAACTTTCAAAAAATACTCCGAGAAAACCCTTCAGTAGCCGAATGTAGCAAGATGTCGTTATATGGTTGCTTCCTCGACATTGCAGTCAATGGTTTATCCCTTGATAATACAAGCCATCCGCACTGTTACCTGATTCCTCGCAATGTTAAGACAGGGCACAAGGATGGAAATAACCGTGACATATATGAAAAGAGAGCCAATGTATCGGTAACTGGTTACGGAGAGCTCACAATGCGTATGCGATGTGGTCAGATTCGTTATGCCGACAATCCTATAGTTATTTACGAAGGAGACATCTTTTCTATCGGCCTTGAAAATGGCGTAAAGAAGATCACTTACTCGGCAGCCATACCCCGTAAATCAACAAAGGTCATAGGAGCCTTTATTCGTATTGTCCGCATGGATGGATCAGAAGACTATCAATGGCTGCTAGAGGGCGATATACAACGTCTGGCCAACTTCTCCGCTAGGAATAACTCCTATTGGAAAGATGGTCACAGAGTAGAAGGAAAAGCAAATGAACTCTATTCCTCTAATTACGGAGGTATTGATCCGGGATTCCTTGAAAATAAAATGATCAAGCACGCTTTTGATGCCTATCCAAAGGTACGCACAGGACAATACACCGTGATGGAGACAATAGAGGAAGAACCCGCAGTGATAGATTACGGTATTGCCGAGGAAGTAAATCAGGAACCGGCCGTAGTTGCACCGTTTGGCCCTACAGAGCCGGAGCCGGAACCCGCAACAGTTTCCGCAACAGTTACTCAGGCAGATGAAAACGAAGGATGGTAATAACAATTTAAAATCGAAGATATTATGTCAGAAACAGCACTTATCAAAGTTGAAGAATTTACTTCTATCATGCAGAATGCGCCTGCTACGCTTCAACGTAATCAACAATCCGTAGAAGGTAGTACTAATGCCGGTCAAGCTTTACTTGACACTATAGAAGCGGCCGGAGGTTTAAATGATGAGTTAGATGCTAGCGTGGCGATCTACATAGAACGCATCAAGAAAACTCAAAAGAACATGGAAGAACGTCGTAAACCTATTACGCAGTTATTCGATCATGTACGCAGCACTTTCACAGCACTTGAAAACTCTATTGATCCTAAAGATGTAACATCGATTCCCGGCAAACTAATAACGATGCGAAACCAATATGCCAAACAAAAGTTGGAGGCAGAGAAAAAACGTCAAGCCGAAGCTCTTCGCCGTCAGAATATTGAAAATGAAAAGGTAACATATAAGGCTTCTCTTGAAATGGCTATTAGCAAGCATTTCAATGACTATTTCAATAGCAAATCGGGTGTACTATCTCAAATCTGGGAAAGCCTCAATTATTCCAATTTTGCAGAGAAGGCCAAGATGATTAGGGAATGGTCCCTCGTATATCCGGTCGAACATTACAAGATGTTCAGAGACACGATTTCCACGTATTATCTTGATCCGATTACAAAGGCCAATATCCAAACGGAGTTATCAACAGGCAAATATGAATCTTTAGCTCAGCAATACAAGTTTGATATGGAGGATTTAAGGCAGTCTTTCATTGATCGCTTGCCGTCGCGACAAAAAGAGATCATGGAAATTGAGGCGCTTCGTAAGGTCAACGAACAAGAAGCTGCGAAAAAGGAGCAGGAGCGTAGAGAACGTGAAGATAGAGAGCGTAAGCAGCGCGAGCTCGAAGCATCACAGGAACAGGCTAAGCAAAAAGCGTCTGCCACTGCTGCCGCACAGGTTAGTCAGATGAACAATCTCTTTGAAGTATCGGCCGCTACTGTCACACCAACTCCGGTTAAAGCTAAGGTAACGGAAAAGATTCAAATACTACATCCTGCGGGAATTCTTGAAATCTATCAGATGTGGTGGGTGAATGAAGGACAATCTCTTCCTCTTGACGAGCTTGAAAAAATTCATAAGAAGATGATAACTTTCTGTGAAAAGAAAGCTAATAAGGATGATGAGCACATCAAATCAAGCTACGTACAATACGTCGAGGACGTCAAAGCTAAATAGAAATGGCTAGCAATAATCCTGATACATACTATGACAGAAGTGAGGTTAGTAATTCTGACCTCACTGAATTGAAAAACTACCTATACCCGACTACTCAGTACGGAGACAAGGAAGCGGCATTCAAGTTCGGAACTCTCATAGATGCGATGATTACAGAAGCGGATCGTGTTGACTACTTCAAAAGAATGGTTGATAATATCCGCTATACTCAGGACGATTTTGAATTGGCCGACGCAATGAAAAAAGCCCTTAGAATGGAGGCTCGCAAAGACCAATTCTTGGCAAAAGTTCTTGAGTTATCAGACACTCAGAAATTTATGGTCAACAAAGATCAGCAATTTGAGTACGGCAACTTCACATACACTCTTGATACACGATGTAAATGGGATTGGTGGCTACCCACTTTCAATTTCGGCGGCGACCTCAAATCTACGTTTGCCGAAACAGCCTCACAATTCATGGAAGCTTTTTATCATTTCGATTATGACCGTTCACGCTCGTGGTACATGGATATAGCAGGAAGCAACAAGGATTTCATCTACGCCATCTCAAAGAAGAACCTCAAAGTTTTTAAAATCTTCATAAACAGAGGCGACAAAATATATTTGAAAGGTAAAGAGAAGTACGACGAACTCGCATTCAAGTACTGGATGTTGTTTGCTTAATTTTTAAAACAAAAGATATGATTATCACACCGAAAGACAGGATTACAGCAGAGCTTACCGAAATGGATAAGTTCCTGAATATTACAATGAGTGAGAATGCTGAAGAAGCAGTGCAAAGAGGTAATGACCTCGCTGTATATGTTGCCCGTACCGGCAAATTATTAGCAGACGCTAAGTATTGGCTTGATGAAGCAATGAGATCGGAGGTCCTTAATACGCTTCGAGATACGGCAAAAGAAGCTAAGGCAACAGCAACGGCAGTCAATGCGCTTGTCAACTCACTCTGCAAAGAAGAACGCTATCTGGTCAATTGGTGTGAACGTAATAACCGTACCGCAACGCATCAGCTTTCATGGTGTGTAACGATCATAAGTAAAGCAAAAGAAGAAATGAAAATGGCCGGATTCGGCAATAATAATGTAAGGAGGAATTTCAATGAATAAGAATGAATCAATCAGATGTCTCTTTCTCTTCGTCATAGCAATTATGATGATTGGAGTAGGAAATAGCGATCCGATGCATAGCGGACTAGCTGCCGCCGGATGCATCATAATCATTTGTCTTGGCGCTTACTCTGTAGCCAAAACAAAAGAGGAGAACTTCTAAGCAGCAGCGCAGGAAATAGGGGGAGTTAGCTCAGTGGATGAGCAGCGGTGCGCACAGTCAAGACAGCCGGGCGGCGGTTCGATTCCGCCACTCTCCACAATATCAATTTTGATAGAATTTAATCATATAAAGTATGGAAAAAGCAAAGAATGTAATCGAAAAAGCTTCTATAAAAGCGGAACGCTGCGAGGCTACTTACAAAGAGAAATACACAGAAGCGAACTACACGAATGAGGTTAGCAAGAAATGCGATCAGATCATACACTCCGATCTAAAAAAGGCATTCAGCGCACTAGTTCCTTTTCTTGTTACGATCACCGAACAACCGGAAGCTAAATTATTCAGTCTAGCGAATATTGACCTTGAACCGACGGAAGATATCCAAACGGAAATTAGCAAGTACGTCGTGACCGGTTACAGCAATGGAGGAAGCGAAGAATCTGCCGGAGTTACCATCATCGGACAGAAAATACTAAAATCAGGCCAGGTTCTCAACCTAATTGCGCCATTTACAAAGTTCTCGAATGATGGTTTGGATGGCTATAAATATGGAGGTGAGCTTGAATTAGCTATCCAGTGTTGCGATTACGAAGTATCGGAATACTTGTTTGGAGAAAAATATGGTATCAAGCAAGAAACGCTTGACTTTGAGAGCGATGCGCCTGTAGAGGCTTCTGTTGATGGGGAGACCGAGAAGAAACCAAAGAGAAGCAGAAGCAAGAGAGCCAAAGTCATTGAGGAAGCCCATATTTTCGACGCGACTGCATAACAAAGAAAGAGAGTGCCCTGTAGCGGGGCACCCTTTAATAAAGAAGAAGCTATGAATATAATTCTAAAATCAAACGTATTCGAACTGCAATTCAGGTATAGGCCAATGATTGTAGGCAAGATAAAGCAGATAGAAGGACGGAAATATGATTCCGTTCGCAAGATATGGACGGTACCCGTCTCCAAAAGGATTGAACTCGAGCGACTAGCGTATCAGATTCGGCAGTTTGAGCCAGTGACTTGGGGTACAGGAGATCAACATGTGGCAACTCGCCAAGAAGAGGATGTTGCCTATGAACTGCCAGAGCTTAAAGCATTGGATCGCCCTCACGGGTTAAAAATAACTCCCTACCCCTATCAATTGGAAGGTATACAACGGGGCTTGGAATTGAAACGGTTCATGAATACGGATGAACCGGGCTTGGGAAAAACGTTGCAATCAATCGCCACGATCAATCTAGCTAACGCCTTTCCTTGCTTGGTTATTTGCCCTTCATCTTTGAAAATCAATTGGGAAAGAGAATGGCACAAGTTTACCGATAAAAAGGCAATGGTGTTATCTGATAATGTTCGCGATACATGGCCGTTCTTCTGGCAAACAGGCATGTATCAGGTATTCATTGTCAACTACGAATCGCTAAAGAAATACTTCGTTCAGCGGATCAAAAAGGCTGAAGGATGGACACTTCGTGATGTAGAGTTCAGGCAGACGATTAATCTATTCAAGTCTGTTATCATCGATGAATCTCACCGCTGCAAATCATCCAGCACGCAACAAGCAAAGTTCTCTAAAGGCATCTGTAAAGGGAAAGAATACATTATAGAATTAACTGGAACACCTGTTGTAAACAAGCCAAAAGATTTAGTGCCACAGCTCTCCATACTCGAGCGTATGGATGACTTTGGAGGGTACAAGAGTTTTGTTGATAGGTACTGTTCCGGCCCAAACGAAGCAAGCAATCTAAAAGAGCTAAACTTCAAGCTCTGGACAAATTGCATGTTCAGGCGCGAGAAATCACTTGTGCTTAAAGATCTTCCGGATAAGGTGCGCCAGGTACTGACTTGTGAAATCACAAACAGGAAAGAATATAAAGATGCCGAAAGCGATCTTATAAGCTATCTACAGAAGTATAAAGATGCCGATGATGAAAAGATAGCTCGTGCAATGAAAGGTGAAGTGATGGTACGCATTAATATTCTCCGCCAAGTTGCTGCAAGAGGTAAAGTAAAGGAGGTGATTGAATTCGTGAAAGATTTCAGGGAGAATGGACAGAAGATCATTCTATTCTGCTCTCTCCATGAAGTTGTGGATCAACTAAAGATGCATTTTCCCACAGCCGTTTCGGTGACCGGCCGAGATTCTTCGGACGAAAAGCAAGCAGCTGTAGATGCATTCCAGAATAACCCCAAGGTGGACATTATTATCTGTAGTATCAAAGCTGCAGGAGTTGGTCTTACGCTTACCGCCTCTTCCAATGTGGCCTTCGTTGAGTTCCCATGGACGTATGCAGACTGTTGCCAGTGTGAAGACCGGGCGCACAGAATAGGGCAAAAGAATGCTGTTACCATTTACTACTTTCTTGGCAAAAGTACCATAGACGGGAAGATATACCGCATTATACAGACGAAAAAGAATATTGCTAATGCTGTGACCGGATCCACTGAAGCGATAGAAGAAAATATTGTGGATATGATTGCTAACATTTTTAATAGTGACGATGATGAAGAAGATAATGATGACATGTAACAGATCGGTGAGAATATTAATCAATCATCTCTCTATCGAAGTTATTGCCTATATGGTGTGTGGTGCCTTTATCGCAATAGCATCATACTTGATTTATTGCGCAGCAAACCTTTTAATATACTGCTCATGAAATATACTATACTAAGAGTTGAATATTTAACTGAAGAAGGTATTATGATGATAGAGAACTCAAAAAAAAACCTCTCTATGAGACTGATAATATCGAAGAACTTCGATCCAGACTACATGCAATTTATACTTGCAGAAATATAATTTTTAGTTATTATCAAAACTAATCAAAAGAGAAACAAAGATGAAGAATAAAAACATTATTCCGCTAATGATAAACCCACTTGGTAGCTGTTGGCGACAACCAAATACTAACAGGATATTAGTAGATGATAATTATGCAGTAATGGGTAAGCTGGATTTTGATATGCTCATGGATTATACACGCTCTCAGCCGACAGGCTTGTATGATGGTAAGATGTGGAAGGCCCAATACTGGGAAAACAATAAATTAGAATGGTATTTATGCTATTGCAATAATGAGAATGTAGTGACTAACGAGATAGATATTTGCTATAGAGAAATTTTGACAATTAACTAAATCTAATCAAGTATGAACAAAGAAGATAAATTAAATGTCGCAATAGAAAATGCTCTCAAAAATAAGTTTGGCATAAAAAGAGGGATCATCTACGGAAATATATATGAAGATGGCTTTAGAGAAGGCACAAAATGGCAAAGCAACGAAGATGCTGTTATGACTTCAAATGCTATACAGCGTGCTTTAATCAAGCACAATGAGAAACAGAAAAAGACGGTACTCAAAAATTTCCGCAATGTTTGTGGGTGTTTCCATAAAGGTACCTGTACGGTGGATAGCAAAAAATGCACATTCAGTCGATGTGAAAGTCTTACTGATCTTTTCAAGGAGTAACGATATGAATAAAGAAAAATGTATCGCATGTGGCCGAGAAACTGTTTCCGTCATGAAAACAGATAATGGCTACATGTGCTATAATTGCTACGCAGATACAAAGATGCCACCACGGAAGAAAAGAGTGGTAAGACACGAAGAAGCAGACATGCAGGTAGAGTTTTTCCGACAAGTGAAGATCTTATTTCCCAAGCTTCCGGAAAAACTTCTTTTCGCTGTTCCCAATGGAGGCAGCCGGCATAAAATCGAAGCAGCCAATATGAAACGGCAAGGGGTTAAAGCTGGGGTGGCTGATGTTATCCTATTGGTGCCGAAAAAGGGTTATGCTTCTTTATGCTTGGAATTTAAAACCTCTACTGGGCGACAGTCTGATGAGCAGAAAGAGTTTCAACGGCAAGCAGAAGCATGTCGGAGTAAATATGTTGTTGTTAGGTCAACTATACAGGCGATAGAAGAAATAAGAGTATACCTCTACGCTCCTATTAAAAATACAGTTGATCCTTCTCTCCTGAATAAATTAGGATAATTCTTTGTTCGCCCATGTATCTGATATGGGGTTATAGCGCTTCCATCTTTTTTGAGATAACACTTATTTTCATTAAGAGCGTCTGCTATCTCTGTTGTGGTCATAGAATGCCCTTTCTCTTTTAGCAATTCTACTATAGCTTCATGTAATGTCATCATAATATAAATATCAGAAAAATTTCATCTGCAAAAATGCAATTTTTATATGTTTTTTTCCGAAAAAGACATATAAAATTTCCTGTTTAGCGGGATAAATTTCCAATAAAGCGGGGGTTGTATATAATTTAACGCTGAATATTGTAGAATTGGGTATATAATTTTGCTGGAATATTGTATAAGAAGGAAGCTCCACCAAAACAGAGCAAAATAGAATGAGGAAGATTTCCTACATGTATAAGACACTGAAGCGGGGTAAATTAAGAAATGAGGAAAATGTTCCTCACTCTAATACTATTCACCACCGTACAATAGAAGATCGTGGATGTTTGTACCCTTACCTCGTGAATCACGATGTAGGTTTTCTACCGCAGGCCAATTGCAGAGCAATGAATTATTGGAAATAAGACGTAACACAATCCATCTATCGCAAGCAGCTGCATCTCTTCGATAGTCTCCTAACAGCCTCCGAATGTTTTAGGAGCTTTTAATATAACATTGAAGAATAAAGCAAATCCCTGAAGAATATCTGTAGACTTTCGATATACTTCAAGGATTTTGAGATACAGAGTTCAGCAGATGCATACGGCGAATTTTAATAGAAAATCTTTCAAGTAATAGATAATTTTATCTATATTTGCATAAAAACAGGTAGGTCTGTTACGTAAATTTCATCTGTTTTTTCTACAAAATCGATATGGAAAAAAAAAAATCTGCATTTAAAATCGTTGATTATACTGAAAAGTATAAATCTATCATGCAGTTTAATAAAAACAAGTCTGTTCCTATACATCAATGGTATCCGTTTGTTGAAGGATACTCTAAAGAGTTCATTCAAAGCATTCTGGATGAATTAGACTATACTCCAGATTTTGTTCTTGAGCCTTTTGCAGGAAGTGGAACCACCCCTGTTGAGTTACAAGATCAAAATATTAGATGTACTTCATTTGAAGTTAGTCCATTTATGTATTTACTCTCTACGGTAAAGATGAGGCGAGATTATACTCTCCTAGAATTTATCAATTATTCTGACCGCATAAAAGAATTACTTGAATTACCCCCTATAAATATAAGGGAAATTGAACAAATACCTTTTGGAAAGACGTTAATTAAAACGGACAAATTAACAAAATGGAATTATAACGATAGTTCTATTGACGGCATATTGGATATAAAATACGCAATAAATAGGATACCTGACTGCAAATATCAAGATCTTTTCAAAATAGCATTGGCATCAATTCTATTACAGGTAAGTAACGTTTTTAGAAATGGTAAATGTCTATCTTATAAAAGGAAATGGCAAGATATTATAAAATACACTAGAGAAGAGGTACACCAAATTTTCATAGAAAAGTTAGACACGATATTTTTCAATGATATATCAAATATTGATATGTCATCAAATCAAATTGTTAGTAATCATAATCTGTGTTACTATGGAGATGTCAGAGAAAAAATAAATATTATTAAAGACAATTCCATAGATCTTATAATCACTTCACCTCCATATCTTAATTCAAGAGACTACACAGATATATATATGCTTGAGCTTAAGATGCTTGGCCTAGTTAGTAGCTATAAAGAATTGCAAGATCTTCGTAAAAAAACATTAAGGTCACATGTTCAAGTCAAACATGGGCGTTTAGATACATTAAAGATTCCGCTGCTAGAAGATTGTATTACATCAATAGAGAAAAATAAAGATTTTTTTTGGAATTCCGATCTGCTAAATATGATCAAAGGATATTTTATTGATATCGATTTTCTTTTTTCTGAATTTAAAAAGAAGATGCAGCCCAACAAATATATATATTTTAATGTTGCAAATTCAGCATATTATGGAGTAGAGATCATTGTTGATGAAATAGTTTGCCAAATAGCGGAAAAAAGAGGATTCAAAATAGTTGAAATAAGAAAAGCTCGTGATTTAAACGCGAGCTCACAACAATCTGAAACAATAAAATCTCTTCGGGAAAGTGTTATTGTCATAAGATCTTAAGCCGGATGTTCATTTAACACTCTAAAATCAGCAATTTTTCTAAATTTTCTAAAATGAATTGCATCCTCATTTTCAAAGCAAAGATTATTGATTGAATTGCCGGTATCAGGTAAATCCTCCTTTCTTGCATCAAATACAGCCAGATACCCTAACTTAATATTTTTCTGCTCATCGAAGAGCTGTCGGAGATACCCAACGGTTTGTTTTACTGCATTAGGTACTATATCTCTTTCAGAATACGAAGTTCCTGTTTTTTTTCCAGACGGATTTATACTAATTCCGACCCATTTTACCTCGATAAGGTATAACTCATATCCCGATTCATCAAGTATAAATATATCCAAACGTTTGAAATTTTCTAATATATATTCTTTCGATAGAAAATTAGCCTTCAATTTTTCAGATAAAAAGAATCTTAAATCCTCACGAAATTTATCTTCTGGCTTATTTTCCAATAACTGCTTATTATCATAAATATATTTTTTATCATCTAGCTGTGAGCCCATATCTGTTTTCAGAGAAAGCAAGTGACTCTTAGAAACAAAAAATTTATTATATACATCTCTACTTTTAAGGCGTTGCCGGTAGTCCTCGAATAATTCACAGATACGATCGATTGATTTTTTTTCTTCGTAAGACCTATAATCTTCCATAGTAAAAAAGATATTCTCTCCAAAATCCTCACCATCTATAAAGTAAGTAACGATAGCGTTAGGCTGAAGTAAAAAAACCACAAAATCATGAGATAATTCTGCATAAATTCTACGAGCACTATTTGAATTTTGGTAGTTATTATTATAAATTTTATCTACAATATTTAATTCATTATTTAATACTACATAATTATTATGAACACAATCATCAGAATCCAAAATTGCAAATAATTTATTTATACAATTCCCTGATGATAAATTCTCAAGATCTTGTTTGTTGATTAACAGGACTTTAAAATCAAAAAATGCACTTTTTCTCAAATATGATATTAAGGATAAATAAAATTGTTTAAATGTAGACGTTTCTTGAATGCCCTCAATGGTCCTTCTTAAAATACGTTTTTCTTGCTGCCTCAAAATCTCTTTAAAGTCAGTATTGTTTCTAAAATCATAGTTCATGCAAGTGGTTTTTATTTATAATCTGACTAAAAATATATTCAAAATAAAGATCTAGATATTTCTCAGCATCAATAAAGGAAGTACTACTTAGAGTCTCTTCAAAAGCTTGTTTAAACTCATTTAAAACTTTAATTGTTCTATTTTCTGGAGACGAAGTATCCAATTCTCTTACTTGGTTATTTTCAACAGCTTCTTTATAAAGAGGGTCATTAATCGTAAACCCAAAAATTCTATTTTCTCCATATTTTCCTAGAATAAGAATGATCGTTTTTATCCATTTTTCTTTCTCTACATTTTTCCATACGAAAGAATTACTACGATTATATTTAACTCCTCCATCATCAGTGTCTAACAAAAACATATCACTCTTCAAATATATAACACTATTTTTTATTAGCCCAGAAAAAGGTCCATACAAAGAAACTGAAAAATGATAATAGCCAAATATATTTTCATTCAAATGAGTAAAAGAATATAATACCTTTACTAAATATACAATCCTCTGCAGCGATTGTTCCTTAATTGATTCCCAGCCTATCGACTTTACATTATCTGTTATGCAAAGAATATCTTCATTTGCATAATATAGCTCTTTATTATTATTCATTATTTTTACTGATTTTACTTTTTATATCACGATACATATTAAGTAATATTTCACTTGTATTTTGTATTACAGATTGTTTTGCTATATCCAATAATCCAATAATTGATACACATATATCTTCTTTATTATCTACTATATAATTAACAAAAGAGCTATTATTTAAATTTGAAGTGATAATCAAAGAATTAGGTTGCTTTAAAAACTTCAGAAAAACAGTTGCTGCATTATTCTCATATGATATATCTAAACTGCTATCAGGGGTTTCTACAATATAGAATGTTGGAGTTGTATAAAAAAACGAGAGAATGCTCATTCTGAATGAATGGTCAATAAAAAACCTTTGAGATTCTGATAATTCTTCTTCATAGAAGCGTATACGTCCATCTATTACAGGATAAAATCGTCTCTTAGAAGTACCGTTCAAGTTATCGAAAGTCAAGGAACATGTTACACCCAAAAAACTCTCAGCAAAAGATGAGAACAGAGAAGAGAACTTACTAACATTTTGAGTTATTTGAGATTCAATTTCTCGAGAAAAAAGGTCGGCTCTTGCTAATTCTATTCTGCTTTTTTCCTGATTTAAGTCTTTTTCTTTCTCCAATCTAAAAATTTCATCACGAAAGACTTGCAAATCACTGTTTTCATTATTCTTTGATTTTGAAAATTCCACAGCTCTTAGTTTTGTCTGCAACTTCCTTTTTTTTAAATCTAACACTCTAAATTCGTTATCAAGATTTCTATTCAGATCATCACTCTGTTTTATTTCCTTTTGATTATTCTGAATTTGTATATGAATATTCTTATATTCATTAGAAATATCTTTATATTTTTTTTTGAGATTATCATCCGTAATTTCCTCTATCTCAGCTCCACAAGAAAAACAACAATTAGGATGCTCTAACAAATCATGAAATAAATTATCATTTGGCTTATTGCAAATAGGGCATATATGATTATATTCTATATTTTTAGCGAAAATATCATATTGAGGATGCAAGGTTTCCCAAGCCTTACTGATTAATTCACTCTCTGTTTTGTTTTTCTGAATTTCTAGCTCATTTGAATTAATAATCAATTCATTAAGTTTGTTTTGCAGTAATGAAACTCTAGTATCATTACTTACTCTAGAAGATTGTATTTTTTCAATTTCATAATCTATGTCCTCTATATCGGATTGAAACTTAATCATATCTATAGTAGAATCAGAGCTTCCATCATTATTACTTACTTTATCTAAAACTTTTCTTATAGCTCTAATATCTTCTGAGCGATGTCTAGATAAGCTATCAAAGTATTTAGCTTGGCGTTGCGCCTCTTGCCGTTCGCGATTTAACTCTGGACTATTAAAATAATTATTAAAAAGTTCATTTTGGACGTTGCTACCAGTTACTCCATCATTCCACAAGATTGTTTTATGATCTTCCCCAAAAAAGAGTATCTCATTTACAAAGAAAATTAAATCATCAAACAACAGTCCTGAATATTGTTCTATTAGTTTTTCATATTTGAATTGCAAAAAAACAGATTTGTCATTTTCGTTCAATGCTTCATATTTTGATTGACTTATCAAAGTACCATCTATTATATTTCCATCAACCGAAAAAGAACTTAATGTAATTTCCTCCAAATCTCTTTCAACTTTAAAACGTTTCTGATTAATGTTAAAATGAATAATAACTTTAGCATTTTCGGTTTTAACAAATTCATCATCCATTCTATTCTTGAAATAATTTAGAGGGTAAAGAATTCTCTTTTCTATAAGCCGATCTTTATAAGTTTTTGTATAGTCAAACTGTTTTTTATAATGCCCAATAATTGCATATTTAATAATATTTACAAATGTTGTTTTGCCCATTCCATTGCCACCTATTATCAAATTAACACCTTTGACAAAATCATATTCATAATTTAACCCGTTGGGATATAATGTGAAATTTTTAATATTGATACTTATCAATTCTGGAAGATAGATTTTTCTCATAGTCTTATTAAATACAGTGAATAATAAATGAATGCAAATATAATCTATTTCTTTCATTTTGCCCTTTTTCTTTAATTAAATGGCTAAAAGAATTGATTTTCAAAAGATAATCAATAAATACTGAAGATAAAGTAAGCAGCCCCAATTCCGAAAAAAAATAGAGGCCAAATGTTTATCGAAAAAAGGAATCACTTCTACTCGATCACAATAACATATTTAATAGATCAAGATCATGAAAATTAATAAAAGAATTTAATCAAGCTAAAAGCTCAACAGAACCATTTCTACATAATAAATTTAATTTGGTCAACACTCTGCATTACTGTAATCTTTTCTCCACTCTTTAAGTGAATTACTGTTGGTGTAGTAATTCTAAATGAATTTGGATAATATGTTTTAATGTCGCTTACATGAGCATTGATGAACAAAGTTGGTTAGGGATGTTTTTACTCTTAACCAAACGTCAAATATTTAAAGATTCCTTATTTTTCCGCTCTATCCAAATATCATACAACTTCACTAAGCACACATAATCCTCTTTATTTTTTATCAAAAAAAGGATATATCCCCCTTTCAATCGTTCGATTATGCCACAAAAGGCATTCCCTTGCATTTGGTAGGCCATATATTCATCTGCAATAGAACTATTCATCACGAAATACGAAGCAAATGAATCCATCTTATTAAATAGTAACATCAAATTCTTAAAAAAAAGATTGACTTCTTCTCCTTCAACTATAGGCTTATGTAATATCTGTTTTTCTTCATCTATGTATATTTCCTCTAGAAAATGTAATTGGTGCATGTCATAAAATGAAATCAATTCAATATAATATGGGATAATATCGTTCTGAAAGATCTTATAGCACAGGTCCAAAGTAGTACTTATTTCTTCCTTCCTTTTACTTGATTTATCAAGCCCCAGCGTTACCCTTGTCTGCCATATTGCAACAGCAATTGTCGACAAAGATATAGAACTGAGAATTTGATTAATATCCATATGAATTTTACTTTTTCTTTAAGAGGATACCATTGCTCTCTTTTTTCACAATCTCATATTCATCTCTGAGAGAAGAAAGCGAGGCATATCCTCCTGCAGTAACAGCAATAGTAATAGCTACAACAGTAGCAGGTAATCCTAGAATTGTTACGGCGGCGGTGGCAGCTGTAGCCGACCCAGTGAAAGATACTAGGCCGCCAGCACCAGCAGTTGCTACTGTAGCAGCTGGTGTTGCTATATATAGAGCAACAGCAGCAGCAATTGCTCCTCCAGCTACAACCCAAGCTAGTTTTCCAGCCAGTTTAATTTTTATTATTTTATTTTTTAAATCTCCTTCGACATAAATATAGCTTTCATTTTTTTTTAAGGCTACACCTAATTCCTTTGCAGTTCTTACTGTTTCCATAATATATACATATTAAATTAAAATATTATTTTATATAAAATTATTCAGACTCGAAAATGCTGGTTCAAAATTATAATAAAAAAATAAGTATATTATATACTAATACATTCTTTTTTTTACAGTAAACATAAAATAACATTTGTATTTACAATATGATTGTGCAAAACGAATTATATAAAATGCATTTATATAAGATTATATAGTCAAAAACTGTGCTTATGCTGCAACTATTTTATGAAAGGAATAAAAATCATCAAATAATGAGATTATGGAACCACATATCGCAATGGTCTATCAAACAACATAGATTTATCTCCGCTATTTGATAAACAATCTATTTTTAATATATTTGATCCATTAAAATCATAAAAGTATGGTTCGAATCATTGAAATACTAATTTTAAAATTGAAGATAAATACGGCGATAGCGTTCAAGTAGTTGGCAGAATAGAAAAAAAGTATTTTTTATTACTGGTAGACTAGTCATTTAACAAAACCACAAGAGGTATATTCTTTGGGATTCTATCATCCAAGTAATATTGAATCTAGTCTTGAAGATGCGAAGAAATAGTTAAATCCATATATCGCTATGATGAAACGACTAATTATATGAAAACACCAGATAATCAATTTATAAATTAATTACCTTTGAAAACAAACTAAGAAAGGAGGAATAAATATGGTAAAGAAGTTAGTTGTTACAGCCAATTATGGGAATATAGAATATAAATCAGAAGCAGTCCCATATAAACCAAGTTCGCATGATGACCAATATGATTCTTGTGTTTCTTATATTCATAAAAAAATGAAAGAATCAGGGAAATACGAAATGAAAGACGCTTTTAAATATTCTGAAGAAATTGCAAGAAAGTCGAAGAGATAAACTCCGACTTTCTTCTTTTATAGAAGCACATTTGCAACAAAAAGATAGTCACTTCTACTCGACTACAACTTTATTAATTTCAATATCAGAGATAGCCAATTAAAGCGTTTGTTTGTCAAGTACATGAGACCGAGTATAGCTACCACCCATGCGATACCCCCAGTCAAGATGAGTGCGCTTTGCCACCAAGATAATTTCTTATCAATATACCTAGGTACCTCTACTGTATAAGGGATTGAATCAAACTTAATTACCGATACCGTGTCGCTTACCTGCTTATCACGGTATAAATACTTGTACTGATACTTAAATACCGTGTCACCCTTGACGAGCATATATATGCTGTCACGTTGGTAGATGCTATCTCTCTTTAGCTTCTCAACATATGCACTTTCGTTCTTGATACGCTCTACCGTGACATGCCTTGTTCCGGAGCAGGAACAAACGACACTCATAACGAACATAACGATCACAAAGAACGCTATTATATAAATCTTATTTCTCATACGATCTCAATTGAAATGTTATTATCATGCTTGAGCAGTTCGACAAGCCTCTCTTCATAATAGGTAGAATTCAGAACCATCCCGACTTTCTTATTTTCACCAACAAGGATACAGCCTGAAGTATCTTTGGCCGTGTTACCACGATGAATCAGTACACCTTCAAATCCCGGTACATTCTGTAAACGGGGCAACAACCGCTTAAATTTAGGAGACACGTTCACAATTACTTTGTATGAACCTTCAGGGATGGCTGTTTGTCCCGATTGTTTCAACTTCTTAATCTCATCTAGGCTCATGCCTTCATCCAATCGATCGGTATCTTCCAGCGTATCACAAAAATACTCACCATCAACAAACAACTTTCCGATAGTGTAGCCGGGCTTCCGGGCTATTCGTTTTAATAACAGCTTAATCATTTCGTTTCCTCCTTTCCTACTCCTTCTTCAATGGCATCACCGATATCTTTCCGCTTAGACTTCACCAAGGCTATGATCACTTTCCAAAGACTAAAGGAATACTTCACACCCTTATACTCGCAGATGTTTTGAAGAATGCTATCCACTTCAAACAGACATGCAACACCCATACAAACAGCAGCTACAAGCGTAGGGTTAATTCCCAGAGGTTCGCCGATAGCTTTACCAATCAACCCGCCAAGAACAAGGTAACAGATATAGTCGATCAGCTTGTTTGCTGTTCTTCGTCCGGCTTTACTGTTACGAATCTTTTCTCCCCTTGCTTGTGCCGCCTTTACCCCGAATCTAAAGTCAACGGCCACCAAGATAACCGCCAACATTATCATCCATCTCAAATCCCAAAACAGGCTTAACATCTCACCTCCGAAGATGATAACCGATGTGCCTTTAATTACATTACTCTCTTCCATTACTTTTTTTATTTATTAGCCAGCCGCTTTTACTCGGCCATTTTTATTCTTTACTATCAGCAGTTAGACTTGCTTTAATTTCTGTAAGTACAGCTTCAAACACAGTAACATGCGGGGTGATATCCGTATCCTGCGGAAAAGAGAATTGTTTGTTCCCGGATTCCTGAAACATAAGCCCGGCATACTCTTCTCTCTCCACAGTCTGCTTACCGGTAGAGGTCGTTACTTCTTCACTGACTTTCTTATATACATTGCAATGCAGACTAGTGAGACTATTTCCTGAAAGGTTATAGTTAACCTTGTACTTGTAATCTCCGCTTTCGGCAGAACCTGCTACTGCGGTACTTCTTGATTCTTCTGTAAACATGATCGTTATTTTTTAGGATTAATAATTTCATCTAGTACCGGGCAAACTGCTTCCTGCACGAAAGCAAGAAAGCCCTCACGAATGTATCTGTTAAGGATAGCCGCCTGCCCCGCATCGACTTCTATCTCACCATCTTTATAGATACTGCGTGCCAGTTCCAACTCTCCCAAATCGGCAGTCTTTTGATAGATCGCATTGCCTAGTTCTTTACTCAAATCAAGGGTACTCTTCTTTCCCTCGATGTCTTTTACTTCAATCTTTCTAAAATCAATCTTCTTCATTCTGTGTATTATTAAGTTTTTAATTACTGAAACTTCCAAGCCAGTGATAGCCGTCATATATGATATGATATAGTTGCCCATAAGCTACTTTAACGCTTGAGACATAGCCTGTTCCATACGTCCCGGCATGAAGAATATTACTTGATGTTGAAGCGATAGTAATATTCCCTGCGGCTGTTTTTCTCACCCAATACTGTTTTCCAACTGTCGGACTAGCGGGTAAGGAAAGGGTTATGTCGCTTGTCGCCGTACTAACAATGAATGCCTGACTGTAATCTAGTGATAGGTTAGCCGACACACGCGTAGGGTAAAAACTAGGGGCGTATAACAGCGTTCTACCTGTCATCAGTGTTGATTCTCCTGTCCTCGCAATAAATGTGTGATTACCGGATGAATACAAGGCCGTTCCGCCTTGTTGAGCGGTTAACTTGATACATATTCCCGTTGTTTCGTCGGTATAGCAGTAAAGCCCCGTAACGGCATCGGCCCTTATCTGCATAAGATAAGTAGACGTGTCATTAATTCGTAAGAATCTTGTCCCCGATGGTTCTACTAATATTTTGGCACCTGCTGCACTAGTTATCTTCAATGCGTTACCCTCAACGGACCAACCGCCTATCTTTGCTCCGGATGTAACAGTCAATCTGCCCGTTGTTATATCCGTGGCGGCTATCTTAGTGGCTAAAAGCGATGCGGTCATTATAGCGTCCGCATCAATCAGAGATGTTTTGATATAACCGCCTTCAATTACCGTATTGTCAAGCCTGGCAAGTGAAACGACACTTTCATAAGCCAAACCACCCAAAGAGTTTTTTAATGTGCTTAATCCGCTATTGGCCGCATCGGCACTAGACAAAGCAGTGTTCGCCGTTGACTGAGCGGTAGTTATTCGCCCCTGTGAATCACTGTCCAACGAGCTGAAAGTTACCATTCCGGCTAATGACAAAGCTTTGCCAATTAATGAAATGCCACCGGGGGTTATGATAAATTGGGATTTAAGATACTCCGTTGTCGGTCGAAGGGCTATATCTGCATCTACATCTTCCGGGGCGGGTGTATAATCAGTTTCCTTGTTTCCTTTTTCTATTTTAAGATTCCTAATAAAAATATACGCCCAACTTATATCATGGAAATCTATAAAATTGTAAACATCCGCCGTATAATTAGTTACATTAAAGGTGTATGCGTGATGCGCCCAATTGTTATCAGTCGTAGTTCTAACAATAGGGCCTCCCAAATCACAGGGGTCTATCCAAAATCCCACAGACGCATTTTGAGAACCTTTAAGATCAAATGAGATTGTCCAATAACCATTACTGTTTATTACATTAGATATTCTTATCGCACTTGTATCACCTTGAGAGCCTACCAAATAAAGCCCATTGGGTGCGGTTGAAATATTCTTCTCAATATGTGGGCTACCGATAAGGATACTAATAGGAGTCTGAGAATTAGAATAATAGTTTCGTCCTCCAACCTGCACGCCATTCACGGCCGTTTGTGCTGCTTGATTACTAGCCTGCAAAACTATTCCGTCAGCTTTTACATTGATCGAAGCTTCGGCACTCTCCGCACGTCCGGCGGCACTCTCTGCACGAGTGACTTTTAATGTGATCTCGTTGGCCGTCTGATTGATACTACTCTCTTTTTGTGTGATAGCGGTTAAGGACTGACCGGCAGATGAAGCACTGCCCGCCGCTGAAATTGCATATCCGGATGCTTCGGCGGCCGCCTGTGTGGCTTGTGTGACTTTTGTACTTATTTGCCCCTCCCGTATCTCGAAAGCTGTCTGAACGGCCGTTATCTGATCGCTTAGTTCATCCTCAACAGACTTGCCATTCCGTAGGATAAACAGCCCTTTCAAGAACACATTACCCGCCCAAAGGCCGTAACCGTTAGGCTGCGCATCGGAAGGAAAATCGGAATCGGTAATCCCATCCAAGCAACCTAATATCACTTTGGACTTACCTGTCAGATCAGTAGAGCTGACACCATCAAGCACACTAAAGCGGGGTTTGCCGTCTTCGGATGCGGTGAGATACAATACACCTTGCCGGGCCGTGTTCGTTTTATTACCCATCTGCACAAGATCATCACCAACGGCCGGAACAACTCCATCCGGGAAGTTTGATTTAAGAATCAGTATCGTTTCACCGCTCACCGAATCAATTGGCACCCAGTAGTATTTTGCCCCTGTAGCACTGAATACCTGACAGCGTACCAAGTCATCGGCGACAAAAGTCATATCGCCTTCAATACCTAACACGTAGTAAGTTGGTGAGCCTGTTGTTTCTGTTACTGACTTGATACGCCCGTTTGCAGGAGAGACAACCAAGCCGCCATTAACCGCCCTGACCTTTGAAATGATCAGCTCAAAAACGGTCATGGCCTTGCGGATAACAACGTTATCCACTTCGAAATTCCAATCACCCGAAAGTGACTTGTATAGCTTCATCCCTTCACCCGTTATGCCGGGAACAAAAGATTCGGAGCTTACATAATCCTTAACTACCGTGCGAAAGAGAGTGGCAACATTGGAAACGTTCAGATCGTATGTTTCTGCAAGCTTTTGGACGAGCAAATTCAGCGTGGTGACTTTATCCGATACAGTTACCGTCTTTGCTTTTGCATTTCCGGCTACTTCCAATTCCGCAACCGTGGCTTTTATACGTGTTATGAGATTACGTACTTCGGCATCACCGTTGGAATCTATCTTACCTCCTGAAACTCCAGTTACATATTTTCCTAGCAAAAGGCCATCTTCTGCAGTGATAACCTTTTTGGAAACCAGACCTTCTATGAATGTTATTAGTCCAGCTGCCGTGTCAGCACTAGTTCTTGACAATGCTCTCTCTGCAATCTCTTTCAACGCACGTAACGAAGAGAGCACATTGCTATCAGAAGCCTCACGTTCATCAATTGTCTCTAATATTGATACGCTTGAAGCTCCATAACCGCCGTTTACAGTAGTTGTTGAAGATTTGATGTTAGCAACTTCCGTTTCAATCTTATCTTTCCACTTCTCATCAAGATAGTTAGACACGACACAGGTCAATTTGCCCGTGTACAAGTTCCTTTCAATGGAAGTTATACGAATAAACTTGCTAATATTATGGAGAGGAACATTTATGGTTATTAGATCGCCACAATGCAAAGTGATTTTCTTTTCACGTAGATACCGATAATCGACATTGAGTTCAAACTTAACTCTCTTTCGGCAATAATAAGACAGCCATTCTGTAGCCTTAGCACGTAGTTTAGTGATCGCATTCGTTTTGTAGGTACCACTAAGTTTGATACCCGTAAAATTGAACAGCTCCCCACCTCTAAGATATTTGGAAGTACTGGGTATATTGGGACGGACACCTGTCGTTGCATCAATGGCCGCCAATTCATCTTCCTGATAGATAAGAGTAATCTTCTTTAGGGAATTATTCCATTTGAACTCAAAGGATTTGCCCATCAAATCACCAGTGAGGAAGTTAACACGTGCTTCATCAGATACGGCAACATCAGCCAAATCAAAGTCGATAGCCGAACAAATAAATTCGCGATTATTATCCCCGCTGACAACCCCGACAGCACCCTCGAATGTCGGATGTATATCGTCAAACTCGACAACAGCCTCAACTACCCTGTTGCTATCAGAGAAGTTTTCAATATATCCTTCCGGAAGAATAAGCCGACCGTCATAATCACCTTCTCCGGGAATAACGTTCTCTGTTCCTCCCTTTGCATACACACGGGTAACAAGATCGCCATCATCTACATTCTTCTTATCTACCTCATACAAGCCTTCACCCTTGCCCTGCGTAAATATAAGCCCGGTCTCTTTTTCTATGTGAGATACAAAGTTGACGGCTTTGTTTTCGACATAGTATTCAACACCGAATTTGGATTCAAAAGTATTAAGTGCATCGCGACACGTAACCCCTGCAAACGTGATATTCATGTAATCGGTGTCCGGACAAAGACCTATCGTCCAACCTACATCAACACCTTTAGGATTATCGGTTGCGTCATAATTCACATTCCAGATAAGCAGCTCGAGGAAGTCTCTCAATTTACCTGTAAGAGTGAATGTAGTATAACCGGTGATCTTGCTACAAAATAGCTTATCGATCAGCGTATAAATAGGAGCCTCAAAAGAGCTTGTATATGAATGTTTCTTCTCGGACGACTGTTTTTCTTCCGGATCACGGTTTATCTTATACTTGACTCCATCAACGAGTATATAATCTCCTTCTTGCAAAGATATAGGATCCTCGGTGACTACCTCAATAGTCACCTTATCCTTGTCCATGATCGTTTGGTAGAGCGTCGCTTTCTCTTTTGAAATCCGATACACTACCGTTTCAATACCACTTACAACTCTATATACATCAATCAATTTCGTCATGAGATAACCCTACATTTTAAGTCGAAGCTAAGCAGCTTTTCGGCAACAGCTTTCGTTGTAATTCCATCCTTAAAATATACCGTTTTATCGGCATTACCCGCTATTTTCAAAGTATGTGTTCCCGAACTTGCGCATAGCGCATTGAATTGGCTCATTCTCGTATATAAGTCAGATAACGAAGAGCCTTTCATCTTACACGATATCGAAAGGTCTAATGCAGAACGGTAAGATGTGTTAGTGTAAGGCAACGTAGTACTTATATCAATGCGTGCGGCAGTGTTATTGATGTCTCTCCACGAAGAAAAGTATATTCCAAAGTCTTTAATCAGATCGTATGTGTCAAGCCTGTAACTACCGCTCCCGGATCCTTCAATTGATATTGCTTCCGGGATATAGTCTTGCTGCCAAAATGGAACCTCTACAGTAACCACATTTGCATAGAAGTATTCATCCACAGAAATAGCCCCCTTCTGTATCACATCAAATTCACCAAACTCAGTGTATAGTTTCGTGCAGGCAATACAGGCCGTTTTGAATGTCTCCAACTTCGTATGTAGATCAGATAAAGATGCGCCTTTAATCGCGACGTTTAGCGTAAGAGTCCGTCCGTCGAGTTCTATATCATCTGCATCAACGAAAGGTTCAATCGACGTGCCCCAATCATATTCCGTTGTATCGCTCCGCTTTGGCAAACTGAATAATCCGGAAAGGGATATAACCTCCCCGGATGCTTTTGATGGTATTGCACCGAATGCGTTCAAATCAACCCCGTCTATCTTGTATGTCATATCGTTACCTCCCTGATGTGTCTTTAGTGTTCTTGCTTATATCCTCTAAATCACCTTTCATCTCTTTTAAACTCTCATTCAGATTTGACATACTATCACGTAACCCGTCCGTATTGTTAGCTGTTCTAAGTGTATTTGCATTGATCTGGCGGGTTTCATCCAATATAGATGACACATTATTCATCGTAGTTGCATAATTGGCAAAATGAGAAGGCAATAACTCTTTTATCGCACGAATGTCGAGAGTACCCATATTGATAGCTCCAAGTACTTCGCTGGCCGTGCCCTCGGTAAGAGCATCCTGTAATTTGCCACTTACTCCATCCTCACTGGAAGAATTATCTATGCCGACAGTATCAAGAAGGCCGTTAATTTGTGATTGCGCAGTGTCATAAATGGTAGAGTATTCTTCTCGTAGCTTTTTCACTTCATCATCGGACAAAACGCCATCACTCATATCCTTGGTGAAGTTATCATACCATCCCTTTAAAGCGTCAGTCATATAAGTAGTCTTCACAATATTGAGGATCGCATTCTTCATATAGTCCTCGAAGTTATCAGCTATAGTCTGCTCGGTAGTATCAGCGCTTAAAAGGAAATCATCCAAAGCATCCTTTGCATCATCGAAGGACAGACCGGTTAGAGATTCCGACAAAGCATTGGAAACCTCTTCTTCTTTATCCGCCAAATCATCCCATGCGTCAATCAGTTCTTGCCAATCATCTAAATTACGAATGCCGAAGCCATTGTTCAAATAGTCAAGGAGATTATTACTTGACATGAACTCTTTCAGTTCTTCGATGGAGCTTATACCTAATTCAGATAATGAAAGGTTGTTATTCTTACCTTTCTTTGCTAAGAAATCATTTCCCAACAAGCTTTCAAACTGCTGTTCATAATACTTCTTCTGAACATCGATGGAAGTTTGTGTCAAAGAAGCCAAATAACCTTTCTCCGCATTCGTAGCCGCATTGATAAGGTCTATACGTTTTTCGATAAGAGAGTTAATTGTGTCCTGTATCTGAGATATCTTCTCTGTCACACCTTGCAGCTTCTCAGTGTCGGCTTGTTCCTTGCTTTTGCCTGATATTAATTCGGCCACCTTAGTAGCAAGCTGAATAGCGGTACTGATGATAGCAAGAATAACAGATGCCTTTTCTATGCTACTGACAGACTGTGCGGTAGTATTTGAAACGGTCTTGATGCCATCCATAGCTGACATAGCAAAGCTGCCTATGTTTCCAACCAATGAGATTATTTCACCCGCAGTTCCTCCAATGGCAGAGCCGACGTCAGTTAAAGAGGTTGAGAGATCGCTTATTTGTTCTGTAACTTTCTTCTCCGCTTTGGTTACATTAGCATCTTTCTGTATGACTTCAGCTTTCGCCTTGTTAAGTTTGGATAGTGCTTTCTCCTCCGTCAAATAAGTTTTGTCTATCTTACCCGTCTTTTGGTTATAACTGGTACTAGCGACTACTTTCTTGCCGCCTTTAACGTCATCCATGTTTTTCTGAGCCTCTGCGAGTGCTTTTTCAGCTTCCGCAAGTTCTGACTTACGCTGAGCGAGCATTTCGAACGGGTTGCGATTCTCGAGCTCGTCCATGATATCAGAAATCGTTTTCGTATACTCGCGGAGCTGTTCAGGATCTAATGTCTCGGCGGCTACTTGTTTTGCGTTCTCGAATTGAGAAAGCAGGGAATTAAGCGTTTCCGTTGAAGATTGCTTCAAGTTTTCAAAGGCTCTCACGTAGTCCGGAGACTCTTTGAGTTGCTTAAAATCAACCGATGCTAAAGATTTACCTTTATCTGTATCGGCTTTCCCTATACTTCTGTCTATTACATCGACCTGTGCTGTGTCTCCTTGCGCCTGTGCTTTTTCTCGCTCTTTCTTTAGGGCTTCAATATCATCATTGTACTTCTTCTCTATAGCGAGACGTTCATCTGTATAGGATTGATATTGGTCCTTCAAGGACTTCAATAAATCTTTTTCAGACTTGATCTTATCTCTATCGGCGTTACTTTTGTCGGTAGAAATGATATTTTGTTGTTCCTTAGGCAATTGGGAGACAGTCTTTATGGTAGGGGTGAAGACTTCACCTTTCTTCTCATGATCCGGATGCTTGTTGAGCCATAATTTTTCTTCATTCTCCTGTGCTATCTTGATAAGTTCTTGGGCCTTCTTATCCGCATCAGTTATTCTCTTTTTATGGTCAAGGTCTATTTGTGCCTGTTGTTTGGTGTAGCCATCCTCCATAGCATTGATTCTGGACTGCTGAGCATCAAGTTCGCCCTGGGTGTATATCTCTTTAATCTTTTGATCATTTTCCTTTATCTGGCCAATACGTTCAGCTGCTTCAACTTTTTCCTTATTTGCCTTTTCGGCCGCTTTCTTTGCCGCGTCCGCATCTTTCTTATAACTATCATCACCATTGAATGGGGTGATTTTGGCTTTCTCCAAATCAGCATTTATTGTCTTCTCTAATTTGGCTGCTGAATCTATTACCTTATTACCCCAGATAAGATGGACTTGTGCACCTATGCGTACTTTATCTGCACGTTTCTTGCGATTGGCCTCAGCATTCTTAGTGTCGGATTTATCAATGTAGGTTTCTGTTGTTTCGAACACCCCCGTACTTGTACCTGCTGATTTTGATTTCCGTGTCTTCTTGTAATCATCTTCAGTTGGTGCGGCGTCCATGATAAGTTGCGCTTGCAGTTCGCCACGTGCCATCTTCTCGTATTCATCCATAGCCATTTTAGCATAAATGGTCGCTCGTGCTCGTTTCATCATAGCATTCACAACAGCCTCTGTTCTACCGTCCAATACGTTTTCCGCTTCAGTAACGGTGTTAACTGATATTCCCAACTTATGGAATTCGTCTTTATTTTCGGTAATAAACTTCTTTTGTTTTTTTAGATTACCTCCAAGAGAGTCCCATCGGCCTATCAACTTGTATAGGGTAACCATCTGCTCGGCCATCGTTGAGGATGCGCCATTAATAGCGTCTGAAACCTCTTTCTCTATCTCTTTTTGTTTTTCGGCCATCTGCTCTTGATGGGAGCTATATTTATTCCACGCGACTATTAGCCCGGTAACAACAACAGTGGCACCAAGCGTAAGAGTGGCCATGAGAGCTTTTGCAGCCACATTCGAGATACCAAGAGCGACAGCCAAACGAGTATTGGCGGCAGTTAGCAGATTATGCGCCTTGGCCATAGTAACAAGCTGAAAAGGTGAGTTTTTGTTAAGTGTCGTAGCTACCTGTTGAAGTCCTATGGTGATTGCCATGACAGATTGAAGCTTAGTTTGTATCTTGGCCAGATTGGCGTTCTCACTAGAAAACAAACCCATTACGCCCATCCCGGCAGACAAAGCACCTGTAAGACCTGTCACTCCTGAAATAACACCTTGGAAATTAGCCATTGGGCTGGCAAGTATCTTCATTTGTTTGTTGGTGCCATTAAGCTGCCTCTGTAATAACAGGGCTTTTTGTCGCAAATCGTCGTAAGCTTGCGAATCACGCCCTCCGGCCATAGCCATTTTAGACATCTCATCTTTTAGAACCCGAATCTGTGAAGTGAGACGTCCGGCTGTTGTGGATGTCTTTCCCTGTTGAGATTCAAGATTTGCAAGCTCTCCCTTAGTTTCCGTAAGAACTTTCTTCGCTTTTTCTAATTCGCTTAAAGCAAACATCTTGGCTTTTCCCGGAGCTGCTTTTTCGAATGTTTGTTGAAGAGACTTAATATCTTCCTCTGTTTGCTTTACTAGGACTTTCGTATTCTTAATTTGTTCCGGCAGACTTCTGATATTAACCCCATTCAGAGAAGTTATGTACTCACGCATTCTCTTTGCTGATTCTTCAGTCGGTTTGAATGACTTAAATAAGCTTTCGGATTCATTCTTAATGCTTCTAATTCCTTGTGTGGCTCCTGATGTATTAGATAAAGCATCATTCATCTTATTGCCTTCCGATACAACAGAATCTGTCATACCCTTTACTATACTCTTGCCCTCTTCGGCATCTGACTTCAACCCCGAATTATCTATTCCGGAAGCAAAAACCAATGCATTGTTTTGATTCTGTATACCCATAGTTATATCATTTATAGTAAAATATAAATCGGGTGAGTTTTTATTTTTATTATAGAATGCATACCTTTGCGGTATTCCAAGACCAAGGGAAACAATACATATTTACTTTTGAGAGGAGTTGTTACGCTCATGTTGTACATACAATATAGGCTATCAAGTCCCTTTACTGCATAACCTCTCAAAGTTAAGTATGTTATGTTTCCTTGGTCGGAATAAGGGAGGAGATAGCCTTTCTTTTATCTATTCATTAATTCATTAGTACAATGGCCAGGGAAGATGAAAATGCAGGCGTTGGTAATATCGACAAAAACATGCCAAGCAGCGAAAAAGCCAATGACTTTGAAAAAGGTCGAAGAATTGGGAGAATTGAAGGAATGATTGCTTATCAAAAACATCTGATTGCAAATCTTCAAAAAGATAACGCTAAATTAATGGCCCAACTTATTGAGCTAAACAAATAATTAATTCATTTGCTTTATGAATACATGGTTACACCGTATTTCTCATCACGCTGAAGTAGCTTATCCACTATTGGACAAGAATCTTTTATGTATAGGATTTTCTGAATTTATCAATATTGATATTATTGATTCAGTTTTAAATGCTGGAAATACTTGGCAAGAAAGATGGCCTATTTTTGAAAAAAAGTGTGATTCAATTTGGGACAAAAAAGAAAAAACAAGGCATAATTTATGGAGATTTATCGAAGGGTTTAAAAAAGGAGATGTAATTATTGTCCCTAAATCTGGCACCTTTTCTATTTACAAAATAGTAGGTGAAAAGCCTCTAGAAATAGGAAACATTGTTATTGCAAATTTACAAGACTGTAATGGAAATAGCCTTAGTCTCCAAGGTGGATTATATAAAACAGCCGATGGGTCAATTATAGACCTCGGCTTTGTATGGGAAGTTGAACCTATAGAAATTAATATCTCCAGATATGAATATGCCGATGCCAGCCTTACTGCAAGATTAAAAATACGATCTACAAATGCGCTTATAAATGATATTTCTGATAGTATAAACAAAGCGATTGACGCATTCAAAAAGCAAAAGCCCATAAATATTCGTTCTACAATTATTGAAAATTTGTCACCCCAGATTCTAAAACTAATAAGAGATGTTCTAAATCCTGATAAATTAGAAACCTTGGTTAAACGGTATTTTGAAAGTACTGGTGCTACAGCAGTTGATATTCCACCTAAAAATCAAAAATATAAAGAAGGCGATGCTGATGTTATAGCAATATTTGATTCTCTTAAGTTGATTATTTATTGCCAAGTTAAATTTCATGAGGGTAGTACAAATTCCTTTGCTATCGATCAAATATCAAATTATATCAAGAATAAAAATCGGGATATGTTAGAAGATGGCAATGAAGATAACAATGATAACTATTCTAGAATAAATTGGGTCATATCTTCAGCTGACAAATTTACGGATGACGCTATAGATAAAGCGAAAAAAGAGAATGTTCAACTAATAGGAGGCCTAGAATTAGCTCAAATGATATTGAACGCAGGATTGTCAAACTTAAATATATAATAAATTATGCCCTTGCATGCTTCACAGCAGACAAGGGCATACTAATCTAAAATCAAATATTACGTAAACAACCTATCAAATTCACTAGTAATATATAATCCAATTTCACTTTTTCTATTCACCGGGCTTAATCACTCCTCCAACATCATAATATTTTTTGTATCTGATCGTTTTGCCGGGATCATCAAAGGATGGCAATTCAACCCACTCATAGTCTCCATTATCATCACTTCCACTATTCATTGATCGCTCTTTCTCGCGTTGTATGTAGATGTATTCCTGTAACATAGCCTCTATAAGAGCATAGCTGCTTTCCAGCGTCTCATTATATGTAAGCCCTAAAGCTTCATGCGCATTGACTAAGAATCTTGCTTGACTGAGTCCTGCCAACTCATTAAATTCTTTTGAGCGGCTATTATCTCCGCTTCCGTCCTTAACGGGCTCACGTTCGCTAGCGTCGTGATAGAGTTGCAAAAAGGGAAGTATCCTATCCGGTAGATAATTGCATTAAGCAGGATGCGTATATCCTCCCAAGTACTGTTATCAATAAGAACGTCCCTGAACCATGCAGGCGGTTCGCTCTTCTTGTTGTGAATACCAAGACAAACGATGTCAATAAGAAGCTCTCCATATTTGTCCATTATCTCTGGAAGATTTTCGTTTATCACGCCCTGCTTTTCAATCATCCTCCCCAGATCTTCTTCGTCAATTTGCAAAAGAAGAGGCCTTATCCTGAACCATGTCCGGCAAGTAATAGGGTTAATAATGATGCTATCACCCGGATCCTCTCCATCCGGTATTGATTCTCTATTGCTGAAATCAAAATCAATCTTAATCGCCTGTTCGGTGATTGTCTCTGATTCTATTTGTGCTAAGTATCTAATCATAATATTCTTTTAATAAAAAGGCCGGATAAAACAACCCGGCCCTCAAACCTAACCTAATTAATACAACGATCTACAACACCTCACGAGTGAATGCCGCTTTTTTTACTCCGTCCGCCGTGATAGCTGCCTGCTTATATACACGGATCAAAAGCAACTCCGGCTGTTCAGCTCCGGGAGCCTGAGACAACTTAGCGGCAATCTTGCCGTTAACGATAGTGTACTGTACTTTCTTACCGTTGCGAACCTGTGTATCCATCTGAAAAGACTTGTTTATATCAGCCAGTTCAGTAGGCTCAGACCATTTATCCGCCGTTCCGTCAAGTGTTCCTCCCATCATGGCCAAAAGAATATCATTCGATGGCGTTGGAATGGAAAATTCGATGTAATCCGTTGAATCCTTAGTCAAGACAACATAGAATGGATCTATTGATCCCTCTGTTTCAATCTTCACTTCCTTAGGATCTTGGAAGTTAAACGCCACTGAACTTTTAGTAGGGAGTGGAAGTGGGGTGAATTCTGTAGCCGGAACTCCGTCTCCAACGGTTCCATAAGCAATCCTAGAAACGCCCATTGCGATGGGCCTTGCATTTGTTACTGCCATAATTTTAATTATTTATCTGTTTCAAAATCTAATCTAATATTCATACAATCAAATCCATCTTTAGCCGATTCAATACGCCCTTCCCAAGCGATATGAGCATGGCGGTATTGTCCGTCGGTAGTGGATATATTTTTGAGAGAAGCACGAATAGCACGCACTGCCGCTTTCATGACAGTACGGTTTATCATGCCGTTAGGGCTCAGCTTCACGAAGACATTCACATTGACAGGCAATACGGCTATGAAATCTATTGTCTCGTCATCATTACTGTTTATGTTCAGATGATTGATCACAATATGATTATTCGTCTCGCCTGTAATGGAATTATCCTTGTAGATAGTCATTCCGGTATTGGCTGCATTTACAGCATCATACACATAGTCTATTATGTCAAATTCATCAGCCATTATGACGCTTTTTTAATGGTTTCCTGTATTGCCTTACGCATATATGCTTCTGCCTGACTGCAAGCTCCTGTTACAACATCATAACCTTTAGCCTCAACGGCAGCCGCATATTGCATTCCGGCCACTCCAATCAGTATCATTCCCTGGGAATATGTTAATGCAATATTTTCAACCAATTGCCTAGCCGTTGATACTCCTTTAGCCTTTTCAGTGCCCTTATCAGATTCTTTAAAATCCTCTAAAAGCATTTCTCCATCATGAACGATTATATATCCGATTGAAGAACGAAGATTTCCGGTTTGATCTTCGTAAGTGTGCAGCTCACGTGCATACTTGACAAACTTCTCACCGGTAGCCTTAAGGAGAAGGATAATACTTTCTTCCGCTTTCTCTTGGAAGATTCCAAACCATTGGTCGAGATCATCATTGGAAAACATGGGCGTTAAACCGCTACTATTACTCATACGTATATTACTGAATGTGATTGATACTGTTCCCAAGAAATTATATCAACGTCTACGCCTATATCGGCAACAACCAAATGACTAGCCGTCTTATCTGCCTTTGAATGCGTGTAAAATTCACCATGAACCTCTTTTTCATTGCCTAGAGAGTTCTTTTTGATAACTACACGAGCGTTATTCACGGGATCATAATGCCCTTTTATTTCGAGTTCGGTCGGTTGGCCGCCCTCTATCCATTCACCATTGACTATACCACCACCAGAACCCGGAACAGTTACTATTGCCGTATGTGCATTGCGCTTTACCATGATCTTGATGCTTTACCTCTGGGTACTTTGATATTCTTTCCGAGTTTAGCCGCTTTTTCAGGTTCTCCATTCTCGGCATAGAGTTCTTTCGCTTTCTGAGTATACCATGAACGAGGATAAGTCATTGATAACTTATTCTCGCTAAAATCAGGAAGCCCGCCAATCATGGAATATACATCGGCAGCAGCAAGACGAACAACTGATTTATTGGAAGCGGTATAATTGGCCGCCCTATCTAAGGAGCGGTCAACTAATACAGTGTCCAAGAATTCCTCTGCGTCAGCTACGCCCGGAAAGCCAAGTACAGTATCCCGGATTGTTTTCATTACTCTTCTACCTTGTTAGATTCAGGATCAACCTCTTCACCAAGGAATGAAGCGGGCACATTGTCGGTGCCTTCCGTATCTTCATTCGTTGCCCATGCTGTACCGTCAGCTTTCAGGATATACATAGCATCAGGATCATTCACAACCGGGAAAGCGTTTGCTTCCGCCTTCGTCCACTCTTTGAATGGCTCTTCCGTAGAGAATTTGGATACCAGAACGAAGTCTTTCTTCACCATGATAGCCTTTTTCTTGATAGACTCGGAAGCTTCTGCCGCAATCGGTCCGTGTTGGATATCACCTACATTCATATCTTCCAAGAAACAGATGCGTTTGCGTTCCCACGGGTTGGTTGTTCTACGCTTATGGCTCTTATCTTCAATGCGCACTGCAGGAGATACAGTCAAGATTTGTACCGGGATTTCCTGTTCAGACAAATACTCGTTAATCACCTTTTTAGTGATAATAATCTTAGATGTCTGGTTTACCCAAGCCTTGATTTTGTCAATCGTGGCCTTTTGTTTCTTCAACAATGCGAAATCAGCCGTATGCATTACAACATACTTGATTGTGATACCATCGGCAGAAGCTGCTGTGATCACATCATCAATGTCCTGCAAACCATCTGCAGTAGATACGGTTGCCCAATCAGCAGCCGATACTTTCTTGTTTACGGAAGGCATTCCACATCCAACAAATTCAGCAGTCACGATACCATTGTTATTCTGAGCTGTCAAATGGAAACCGGCTTTTGACATCAGCTGCATACACCACCATTCGAAACGTCCACGAACGGAATTGTAAACGAAATCTTCATCCTTGAAGGCAAGATTCAACACCTCCATTTGCTGAGCATCGCCCTGCGCATCACGTTGCAACTGCATGTATTCGTTGTAATCGCTTTCGTTCATACCACGCTTTACAGAAGTCTTTGGGATATCGCCTGAAAGCTTGCTTACTACTTCACGCGTCTTTTGAGGAGCGGAAGAATCGAAGCTCACGATATCAGCGATGACCGGAGCGCCTTTTTCTCCTACGAGGGTTTCCCATTTAAGAGATGATTTCTGTTTCACCCCGAAGAAGTTCGGGAAATACATTGGCTTTACATGTCTGGTATTCAGACGAGCCGACATGTTCTTTTGGTTCACTTGTTTAATTAATGATCTTTCCATCTATTGAATATTTACAGATTATACAATACGAATTCCCTGTGCCGTCAGACGAGCTTTCAAGGCTGTGTCAATCGGGAATGGCATAACAGAGCCGTTTACGGTACCTCTTACCAGCAATCCCGACGATTGATTGGCAATGGTTAAGTTGACCTTGTTCATCGTGATTGGTAGCTCGGAAGAAGTACTTCCATGCAGAGGAACAGCAGCACCGGCAGCAGCTTTTTCTTTTGCCTGTACAAGCACCGCACCAATGGCGGCGGCACCGATAGTTCCCGCTAGTGTAATAGTATCAAAAGCATTGTCTGATTTATCGATTGCCGAGATAACATCAGCCGCTTTCGTGTAATCACCTCCAATGGTAACTGCGTCACCTACGGCAAACAAATGGTTCTTTTTGACTTGATAAGCCACGGCATCAGCAGCGGCCACGGCACGTACACTGGCCGTTTTAAGCACATGATAAACGCCTGTGGTCTCATCTCTTACAACGATGACCAGCGGGGGCAGTTCGTCCAAAGGTCTACCGCTAAAGATAGCAGTCACTAGATCAGCTCTGGCAATTGTTCCGCCGCCGATCACATCCTCGATGATTTTCTCAATTCCGGGATGGTACTGGAATTCTCTTTCTCTTTTTAGATACATAGAATAAAATATTTAGGAGTTAATTATTTAAGTCCCAAGTCTACCGTTCCCGGATTATTGGGGGTTACATCACTATCCATCAGTTTTGCCCAGTCTGCTTCTGATCTGTCCTTAGGCTGGAAGCTGCCAACATGATATTCACCATTGGCCACCTTTTCATCAATGGCTGTCTGCTGGATCTTTGTATATTCCTCGCCAAGTGCTTTCACTTGATCCTCGAGAGAGATCTCAGAATCAAGATTAACACGATCCAACCATGATACAGGCAATTTTGCGTCAGAAACAAGAGACTTGGCTTTTGTTGCTTTCTCTGTCGTTGCAATAGTCTTTTGATTGCCCTCAATAAGCTTTTTCATATCATCCAGCTGCTTATTCTGATTTTCAATCAATAGTTTGATTGTCGGGTCCAGTCCCTTAAACTTATCTTCAGGAGCGCCCCCTTCTTCGATAGGTTTGCCATCTTTGAGGTTGTGAGCCTTTTCATACTCAGCAATAGCAGCTTCTCTTGCGGCTTTTTCAGCATCGGCCTTCGTCTTTTCAGCAGTCTCAATATCAGGAAGCAGATTGTCTTTGAACATGGAGACATACATCCCAATACCATCTTCTTTTTCGATATTGAAAATCTTCTGAATTCTCTCAGCATGCTTTTCGTTTATGCCTTTAGCTCGGCATTCAGCTTGTATTAATTCCAGGATTGTCATAACAATGTTTTTTGATTGATACTTTTTCCTTTAAAATATAAAGACAGGGAAACTTTTTCGCACAAAAAAAGCAGCCTGTTACAGCTGCTCTGATTTACTTTGTAAGGTCTGTTATCCATTGCCTTGCTTCATACAGTAATTGTTCCCAAGTAATGTCATCTTCCGGCTCGTATCCCGAACAGAAAGCGGCTTCCAATAAATCCTCATTTTGCATAACTTTATTCATTTTTGGTTATGCAATATTGCGGAGATAAGGTTACTTATCCAAGACTTAACGGGCTTATATTAAAGCTTTTGAAGCATCTCCTCCGAAGTTATCTTGTAACCAATAAGGCTGTGAAGCGTTGATGGAATCAAAGTTATCTTCTATGTAATCCTTTGCGTTCTGAGGGATATCTCGAATGATTTTATTCTCTGGTAGCTGCTTGGTTAATAGATAATCGGCAAACTCTTCAGGATTCATAAGTAAAGGAGTGGCGAAGCAAATACAGAAAGGATGCCAACCGGTGAACAAGAAGCTCTTTGGATATTGCCCGGCTAATGGATCACATATCTTGCACGGTTCTTTTGCTGATGGAGAACGTTGTATATCTATGCCCAAGATGAAGCCAAGATTTATCCACCGTTCATGATCCGTACGCCTATAAGCGATATTCGTCTCGGTAGCGGCCAGACGCAAAGCATTTTGTTTTGATGATCTGTATTGTCCCCGTCCTGGATGGTAGTCTTTCATTGGTCGGGATGGCACCATCTCACCTTTATCATTTCTGATACGATGAAACCTTTTGTCCGGTTCGTTCAGCAACTGTCGTACGTCCTGACTTATAAGCGATGCGCTACGACCTGCACCCAATCCACTCTTTAGATAGAATTCAAGTTGTGTCTTCGTCTGATCGGCCACGTTCCAAACTCTATCGCTGAGATTCATCCCATTGTCAACACGCTGTTGCAAGCTTACGAGAGCATCCATATTGCGGGCAAACATTCCTTGTTTCAACATCTGGTTCAATGCCATGCCCTGAATATACAAATCGACGAGATCATCATTCTTCCTATTTGATCTATCGAAAGCATCATCCTGATATGAGCCAACTACAGTTGTTAGATCGGATTGCAGTTTTATAAGTTCCCGGTCGATAGCTTGTTCAACAGCACTATTACGCACCCATACGCTTTTGTTTCCCGTATCGCTCCAATGTTTAAGATCGGGTGATACTGACATGCAGAAACGATTAAAGATCTTAGAAACATCGTTCTGTTGCTTCAAAAGCTTCTGCACATGCTGCCTGTCATAGAATGATAATGGTTGAGCCATTAGTAAGTACCTCCCATTGTAAGTCCAACCATATTGTTTCGATCGGCTTCTTTCTTCTCGTCCTCTTCCATACGTTTAAGCTCTCCCTCAACATCGCCCGGAGGTGTAAGAGGAGACTTAGAAACAACCGTCTGCTGAGAGTTGAATGCCTTGCCACCATTCGCAATACTCAATACATTTGCATCTTCTGCCGGATCTTTCGGAAGGATAGATTCAAAGGATACATTAATCCAATTATCAATAAGCTGTTGGCGGTATTTGATGTTGGTGATATTAGCGATACCCGCTGATATGATAGAGACACAACGTTGAATTGCCGGACCGAACACCTCCATGTTTTCACTGGCCATGATCTCTGCATCGATCATCATAAACCGTCTTGCAACGCCTGATATATTTCCGATGCCCTTTAGGTTATCGAATGAGAGATCAGGCTGTGATGTACCGCTGAATTGCTCGTTACGTGTCTCGCTAAGCTCTTCCTTTACAGATTCAATAGACTGTTGCCATGCGAGATAATCTGCATCACCATGATATTCCTTACCGGTGTCCTGATCAATTTTAACCGGAAATGAAAGTTCTTTTCCAACGGTGTTTTTTCCCGGCAAGTCTGTTTCGCCAAAGGTTTTAAGGATTGGTTCCGAGAAGTAATCATTCGTATCTGCCATACGAGACAGCCTCATCTCACGAGCATCCATCATGGGGGCAACTTCATCCCACACCGGAGAGTTTATTTCTGCGTAAACTACCGGGATAAGGCCAAAAGGATTTATGACTTCTTTCACATCCCAGCCACCCCATGTTTGAATGCCGGTTATGATCTTATCTCTTGTCCAGATAACAGCACGTTCACGGACCATATTATCATCAGACAATACTTGGTAACGATGTATGAACCCGTCCATATCATCATCATCATTGAAATGCGGATAGAATTCATATAGCACGTTATCTTTATCGGGGAGACAAAGTATCTTGCATTTAAGTGTTGTGCTTTGGGCACCACTCCAATGTACGGAGATTGCAGGGTAAAAGATAATGGCGGCTTTCGTTTCCGACATCACCTTACGGGCGAAGCGCTTCAGGACTGATTGCATTTTGAGTTTCTTAGTCCAGACGTTTTTAAACTCATTGAAACCATCATCCTGATTATCGGCAGTGATGTTCATTTTACCACCCATCATGAAGGCGGCTGCCGTACGAACTGTTTTCTTTGGAAAGTTAGTCACAATACGGGCAACATCTACGATCTTATCATCAAGGCGAATTGGATCACCTTTCGCATCTACAATCGTATCGGAATAGACTTCCAATCTTTTAGGCTCACGCCAACCAACAGATGATTTACGACGCCTACGATCACCGTTATACTCTTCTTTGTACTCTACTGGTGTGCGGTTCTCAATCGTATCAACAGACAGCTCACTAACAGCATGCCCGAAGTTATCTTTGTTTTTTAAGAGAATAGAATAAATGTCTGGCATATTCTTTTCTCTTAAAATATAAAGAAGAAAGAATATAATCCAATTCTTTACAAAAAGTATGACTATTTAATTATCGAAATTATTTTAGTAAGAAGTTTTATTAAAGTGTTTTTAAAATTACTACATTCTTCGACCCATTTTTCTTGAGATATTAAAAGTCTATCTCGCAATTTATTTAAATTGTAAATATCACATATTTTAAAATAGAAAAATTTATACCGTGAGGATGATGATAAAATAACATCATCCAAATACCTTATAAAAGCTGCTAATTGTTTATCGTAAGTAGTCGTCTTTTTAATATATTCTGGCGAGAACTTTGATTTCAAACTACCTAAACGATAATCTCTCATTCCTAATATTTCCGAATCTAAATAACCGATGTATTTAAGATATAATTCTTTTTTTATTAATACTAACTCTTGCAATCTTATAATTCTCCAGTATGTTCTAAGCCGATATTGTCTGACATGCCAATCATCTGGAGATTCCGTAAGTTCATTCTTAAGCACTAATTTGTTATTTATAAAAACTTTTGTGCAATTTTCATTGTATCCATAATTTGCATCCTCCTTTTTTTTATCTATCAATGTATAAGAATACGCTTTATCCCATTTTGATGTTAGATCAAGCTTATAATTGTTTAAAAACAGGGAAGTATTCAATCTTTTTTCTACATTCCATATTATATCACTCAATGACATATTACCCCACTTACATCTCCATTCCCATTCTTGCTTTATTTTATTAGGACTAATTTTTGAGATGCTTAGTTCTAGCTCTTCTTGATTTAAGTTTTTTATTCCTTTCAAAGAGAGCGCTGCAATAATAGTTACACATCCAAATGGATAAAAATGAATAAATATTTTCCCCTTAGCTTTAATTCCATCTTTATAAGCAGAAACTATCAGTGGCTCTTTCAATTCGAAAAAATAATAATTTAATCGATCATCCTTTGAATACTTGTTTTTTACAAAAAGAGAGAATGAATAATAATCATTAGGATGGCCATAATGACTATATTCGTCATCGTCTTCGCCATAATAATAATCGAAGTCATTATCATTATATTTAGTATCTTTTTCATAAGAATACCTGTTTAACGATAATGCATCAACATCATTTAGGCAAACATATCCAAGGCCATCAATTTTCGGGAAAGTACTTATCTTCTTATTTTTTTGATAAAAAGAAAGGCATTTAGAGTTATTAAAAATAGTTTTAAATCTATCTGAATAAACTATTTTTTCATCAAATAAAGAATCTCCAAATGGAATGACCTTTATTAGAGTGACATATGAAGAACGAACACCCATATTTACTAAAAAAAAGCACAGAAAGGAGAATACCTCCCAACGACTCTACTATAGAGTCACTTTTATCTGTGCCATTGCAAATATATAATATATTTTAATTATAGAATAAAAAAAACATGAAAATTATCTAATCCCCGTCCCTCTGGCCACTTTTCTTTTCTGCTCACCCTTAATATTTCCTGCAAGTGATTCAAAGAACTCTGCGAGGATTGTTACGCTGTCAGGTGCGTCATCATGACTATTGTCGCCCTCTTTCTTGTAAGATGTGAGATATTTCATGAACCACCAATAGTCGGAACCCTTGGCATATTCTGATTCATCAAGGAAATGAATATGCGCTTTTACCCAACCCGACTTCATCAAGATACGAGTTTCCTTGTTCTTGGTCGTTGGCCGAGCTTGAATGATACACTTGCCATCCTTTGCCTGTACTTCTTTACGGACACCGATCGAGAAGATACGTCCACCGTTATTTGATTCAATACGCATCTGGTCACATGCAGTATCTAAGATCATCTGCGCTAAGCGTGGCATAGTAATTTCAACTGCATCTTTTGTGAATACAACGTCAGTGATATAAAGTTCCGTACCAAATACATCAGCAAACGGTGAGCTGAAATAGTCATCTCCTTCATCCGCAACGTCTGTTGCTCCAATTCTACCATCAGGTTGCCGTCCTTTGACATCTGCTAATTTGAAACGTTTAAGAGCTGACTTCGGAAAGAGCAAACCTTTAGCCTCATACGGTTCCTGCATATATTCAGCCATCCAAATACTATCTTCCGTCTCTGAACGAAGATCATGATAATATTCAGTTGTGTGCACATCTTCACAGAAAGATTTATCATTCTCATTCAAAGCCGCAATACGAATAATTTCATCGTAATACTTTCCATTCCTAGACTCTTCCAAACGGCCTAACACATCCGTCGCGGACCAACGGGTACCAATGTCGATAGAACAACAGTTTCCTTCAATACGTGAATCATGGGTACCTTGTTTCCAACTCCAAGTCTTCTCGTTGTTATTGTCAGAGAGAGCGTCTTCTAATGATTTATACAAGTCATCGGTTACGGCCAACATTGAAGCACCAAAACCGATAACTGTTCCACCAACACCCGCACCGAAATACGAAACTTGGCGAGCACCTTCGATACTCCAGCCGTGAACGTTCTGTTTATCATTCTTTAGTTTGATTTCAGGAAAAATCTCTTTGAATTTTCTCGAACGAACGATATCACGTGTATCATAAGACAGTTTATTATATAGCGGATCAGCACAAGTATTACGCATAACCGACTCTTCCGGGAAGTGCCCAAACATCCAACTAATGAAAAGTGACGTTATGTAAGATTTTCCAGCTCGAGGTGGCATACTTACAGCAAGCCGATAAATCACATTGTTAGAATAAGCAAGAAAAACCCGCATAAACGCATCAGCCACCAGTTTTAAAAATGGGCGCTTAGTAAAGAACTTCGGATCCATATATAAGCAATAAGCCCAGAAGTTATTCCGGGCCTCTCGCTTGCGCAGAATGATTGCAGCTTCTGCCTTACGAATTAATATCTCCCTATCAGTCGGCGTCTCCATCCACAATCTTTTGAAGTTCTTCATCAGACAGACTTTCCAAACTGCTTTTAATACCTACTTCACCGGATACTTTATTCTCCTGTCTATTCTTCCAGTTATCAGGGTCACGATTGGTAAGAGCAAAAATTACGGCTGCCGGAACCGGTTGGTAATGTTTATCAGCAACAACATGTTCCTTTACTCTGACAATAGGTTTTCCATTATCATCTTTCTTTCCGGTATCAGCTGTCACGGTTCGCTTTTCTTGGACTGTATAGCCTCGGATCATCTTTACAAGGGATTTCTTAGCCTCAGCAACTATTAAGTCATTAAATTCATCTTCGGCCTTTTTTATAGCGTCCGAAAAGTCCGATTTTGTTTTAAGCCAACAGTAATATGTATCTTTGACGATTCCTACCTTTTCGCATATTTCGGCAATAGTATAACTGTCGGTACGTATGAGCGAACAGATATCCTCAACTATCTTTTTATTATACTTTGCCATTGCTTTTTTATTAAAATATAAAATATAACTTTGTCTACCGTACTTTAAATTTAAAATTATTATGAAAAAAGCAACAAACTACATCATCTTTCACCCTAAAAGAGAAAAGGTAAAAGCATTAGCAACGGTTATGTATAATAATAGCAAAATCATCCATGATTGGGAAGGGCAAATCTTTGTAGATGATGTTCATGACGGGAATGAAGATCCTTTCGTTTTTAATAACCCATGGATATATTCATATTGTCATGCTTCACAATTAAAAAGAAGTTCGAGAAAAGGTTATTATTTGCAGCCTGAATCCAAACTTATTTTTATTAGTGGTCCTGATGCGGATAGAGGATTTTTGACCGTAGATACAGTTTTTGTTATTGATTCTGTATTAGAATGGGGCATAAAATCTCCATTACACTCGCAAGATATTCCCCTAAAATATCTTACAATAAAAAATAGTACAAACTCAGATCTTTGGGAAAGGCACTTCAAATTTCCGTTTGAAGGAGAAAAAGCTCCCCATAAAAATACCTTATATAGCTATGAAGCGAAATTATGGGAAGAGAATATAGTTCAGGCTCAATATTCATATTTACCGCTAACCGATAGTCAAGAACAAATATCTATTCCATTTTCGGAGCTACCACCATCGGTGATGAATATACTCATAAGGAAGAAAAAAGGCAAATTTCCTGCAGAGATTGATTCCGAAGTGGATATAAATGAAGTACTAAAATTGATTGAATCAAAAGCTGCAATTAAGGTTTTAAAAAATATAAAATTCATAAAATCACTTGATGAAAGGAAAAAGAAAAGAAAAAAAAACTGTGGAAGATGTTAATCTCCTTCTAATTTCATCATTGATTCCGCAATATCAACACAATTCTCTAATTCATTGACTGCGGCCTTTAGTTCAATGTATTTGCGCTTATCAACCCCGGCAACCTCGGTCCCGCTGTTCACCATTCCTTCTAAATTGACCGGCTGCTCTTTCTTGCGAATCAGTCTCTTTTCAAGTACTTCTTTGTAAATCATAAATGTTATTGTTTGCATGCCGGCATAGTTTTATTTCATGCCGACAAAGCTAGTTGTTAAATCCAAGGAACCCCTATCTTCTTGTACTTCGAAGAAAAACATCCAAGCATCGCGATTGCCCTTCATATTCTTTCAGGGTTCCATCTCACACAAGTTTGCGTTAAATATCTTCTCCAATTAAATCTTCTTCACGTAAATCAAGCTCTGGGTATAATGAAGGAATCTGTTTCATATCTCCTTTGAAGAACACAAGAACATTCTGGTGCGTCTTTCCTATCTTCCGGGAATGGTTGAATTGATTGCCTGCACGCATAGCTAAAGAGCCTATCTGAGTAGCTAGTATCATTTCATCGTAATAATGTAACCCCGCTTCTATGAAGGCACTTATCGTATCACCGACGAAATTATAATATGCTCCATTCTTTGCTCGTACTTCACCAACTACAAATATGGCGAAACGATTATCACGAAGCATAGCACAGCTTTTTAGAATGATCTTCCGATACGCAGTAAGAAAATCTCCATAGTTCATATTTGACAGATCTTTCGGATCGTCTGAATAAACCTCGAGGTCAGCATAAGGCGGGCAACTAAAGATCAAATCAGCTTTCAATCCTTCAAAATGTTTATCCACATCGCAACTGTCACCACATCTCCATGCCGGGTCTATTGGAGAATAGCCTAATTTATGTTGCAATACTTCCTTAGCATTTTTATAGTTCGCCTCAACCTGCTCAGCACGAAGATCAACGCCTCTATAGCAATATCTCAATTTAGAGGCAACGATACCACGTACGGAACCACCGGCAAAAGGATCAAGAACAATCCCTTCAGAAATATTAAACCAACGGTAGGCAAGCTCGCAAAGAACAGGATCGAAGACAGACGTGCCATCCAGCATGGAGATATTGTGCTTTTGGCAATACTCTGTTATTTCATCCCAGGACGGATCATAACCAAGCTTTTCACGCATTCTGTTGCGTACTTCATAAATAGCAGGATTTTGGGCCGAGTGTGAGTAGGTAATTTCTTTATCTCGTCCCTCTTCACTTTTGATTCCTAGAGATAGCCAATCTCGTTTGCGCTCCTGCCATCTTCCCAGTTTTGTATCCAGGATGGAAAAAGGAGGAATGATAAATCTTTCAGCAAGATTATTCGGTTTTGATGTGGAAGCGGGTAATTCATCTCCGAAGTCAATATCATCTAAAGAGAACTCCCAATCTTTTAATATGTCTTCAGAGAAATTCTCTATAACCAAGTTCATATCAAATTCGGAAGTATCGGAAGCATGGTTATCTGCAAGTGCGAGGAGTTTACGCCGATTATCGTCAAGGGAGAGGTCTGTACGTTTTACAACAACTAATTCTTTCCCGTTAGTTTCAATAACTCGTACCGGTATACCTAATGACTTTGCTTCTTCGTAGACGCCGTTGCCGGCTATCAGGTAATTTTCTTTATCTATCAGTACAGAACGACCGGCACCACAATCTTCTAGACTCTTACGAATAATATTTTTGTTCCGGTCGTTATGAATGCGAAAGTTCTTTGGATCCAGCTTTATATCTTCCATGCCTTTTTATCGTAAAATATAAAAAGGAAGGCTTTTTTTATACGTTTTAAAGTGCAGTATGTCGGGACATGCCGATAAGGGCACTAATAATGATGAATATATCTATATTTCGTTACAGATAATTATATTTTAGCCCAACTTCGCTACTTTGACCCATGATCATAGATATCGTTAATGGCAGCTTCTATAAAAACAACGTGGAAAACATTTTCTGTTCGAAAACCCAAAAATGGTCTGTTATCTCCACTAGCTCTAAAAACCGTTAATTCTGTAATATCAGGGGTTATAGAAGGTGGCAATTGAGGTTTTATTTGTTTAACAGGGATCTTTTCTGTTCCAAATGAATGTTTTGGAGATATATAAATTTCTTTCCATCCTATTTCAGATAACTTCTTCAATCTCATTAAAAAGTTATAAAGGAATTCACTATCTCTACATTTCTTGATAGAATCATCTTGAAGATATTGAAAGCAAAATAGAGGATATTCAATACTATCCAAACCTTTTTTATCTAAACATTTAGTATTATTTTGCAAAGGTTTTATAGCAATTTTTTTTTCTTTTTTTTTCGCCATTTATTTAAGTCTTTTCCCAAAAAAAGAATTTAGCTTCTGTTTTTCTATAACATCTCCTATTTTTGTCGATTTCCAAGGCATTTCACTATGCGTAAGATTCATCAAACCAATTGCAGAATAATCACCATAAACTCTAAAGACCTCATTAAACAAAGTTTCTTCTTTTGGCAAATTGAAAATTAGAGATTGACCACTCGGCGAAATTCCAGCACTTCCATTATCCTTGTAATGTTCGTACACAACTGGAACTACTGGGCCATATTGCCAAGCTTCAATTTCTTCATCAAAGAGAGACTCATGGAAATAAGCTAAATAAAAGCCTTGCATATAATACAACAACTTTTGAAGTTTAAGATTTGATATCAACTCCCCTCCATCACGTTCTGCCCCATATGCCAATATTTTATTAGCTACATCTAAAACACTGTATGCCATGACTTATTTTCTATTATAATTAATTAGTATACAAATATAACATATAAATTATATACAGTGTTCTTATTTGCACCTCTTTTACATCAAATAAGCTCATTATTAACTGTTTTATTAAAAAGAATACGTTCATCTTAACAATCAATTCATCAACAAAGACTACTAGTTGCGCTATCTGTTGCACCACATGAACCACCATCAAAAGATAAACTCCCCCGACAACTTCCTCTTGATCAAGGATTGCACTTTATTGTATATCTCGTACAATTGCTTCGGAGTTTCCTCACCATCCCAATCGGAAAAGTTACTATCTTGAAAGAAATGGAACTCAAACACTCGCTTTGCAAGAGGGGATAGATCAAGGCTTTCAAATACATCACGAAGCTGGTGCATCCTTTCCAAAACTATTCCCGAAATATCAGTATCATCTTCCTGAGCATCTTCAATCTCAATCGCTGTATAGTCCACGTTATCATCCGAAGGAATACGCTTGTACTTACTCTGATATGGAGACGTGGGCGAAGTAGCATTAAGCTTAATCATTCTCAGCACAAAGAAGTCAAGCTCTGTATAACCGTTCTTTTTCGTTGAGAGCAATCGTTCGAGCAGCTTGTCACTCTTCTGCAATAGTGAGTATAATACTTCATTCAGCACATCGTTAGCCTCATCCGGAATACCTACGATTCCGCAATGGTATGATGCATAATCCAACCATCGATCATATCTTTTCCCTATGTAATTATTTACCGCAGCACTTACCATAAGTCATAAAGTTTTTCTTATATTTGTGGTGTGTTTGAATAGGCTTTATGGCTTATAACGGGCGGTTTGTAGTGGTGTACAGGCCGCCTTTGTTTTATCTTCTGCTTTCTCCCTTTATCTCGACAACATTAAACATCTCATTCACCCTGTCGGCGATATAATCACCGTATTTGGGCGTAATATCTTCCGGAGACATGTTAGTGGTTACATGCGTCAAGCATTTGCACCTGAACTCATACCGAGTTTGAAAGACGAACTGCATCACGTTCATTTCCGTGCCAAAGTACTTCGTCGGCTTTGGTTCCCGACCAACTTCATCGAAAGCCCATGTTTCAGGTTTGCCATTGTTGTAGGCGTACCGATCAATGCCATCAAGCCCTTTACGAGCGAATTGGTTAGACACCATAGAAGCGGATACAATGCCAAAACCTCCGGAAGATTTCCACCCGATATCGTCTAATTTTGAAAGAAAATCATAAGTACGCAAAATCTGAATAATCGTTGATTTCCCGGTACCCACAGGGCCATACAGCCAAAGACCTTTAGCGGAATCAAAAACCTGACTTCGTCCGTTGGCATACAGGAATATTTCATTTATCAGATTCCGGTTCATGTCGCTGACTGAGAAGGAGGGGCATTCTTTCTGGCAAGCCAACAGGAACTTATCCGTCTGATCTTGGCGTATCTTTTTCAGCTGCTCCGGAGTGTATTCCTCATGGGATGCTGATCGAGCGGACTTTAACAGGTTCCCCACTAGCTGTATCGGATCCTTTTTGATTTGTTTTTCCATCTTTTTTGTTTTTAAGTTCAATATCCAGCCATCGTGCGAAGTGGCTCATAGCGTCTTTGGGCGCTTTTTTAGTCTCGCCCTCGTTAGCAAGCTTACGGAAGAAGCTCTGCAAGTACTGGTCAAAATCAGCCGGCATAAAAGTTTTATCTCGTATCCGAATGTTCATGCAAAAGGTTTCTTTCCAGCTTTGATTTGCTCTTAGCTCATCGAAACATTCCTCTAGCGATTTTTCAAATACATCACTATCCGGGAATAAATCTCCAGCGGCATGACCTTCTCGCGCACGCGTGGGGGAGAGAGAATTTTTTGTTTTTGTTTTAGTTTTAATATAGTCTGAAGGATTGGCTGTACTATTGGCTCCCTTATTGGCTGTACTATTGGCTCCCTCATCGGTTATACTATCTACCGGAATATTTCCGGTAGTTCTAAGCGGTTTTATAAAGGAGTAAGAACAAACAGCTCTTTTACTCTTACCCGATTTATAGTAGAATAATCCCGCATTAATCAATGTTTCCCTGGCTTTAACTAAAGTCTTTTCACTGATGCTTAGTGCACAACAGAGTTCAATGTTCGAGCAATCAAAGATGTCCCTCCAGTCCTCGCCATTACAAATAGCCACTAGTTCATAGAAAAGGGCTTGTTCGACTGCGGTAAACCTGAAACTTCTACGTGCTTTTCTCATCTTCTCCGTTAATGTATATCCATCCATTTACTTAGTACCTTTATGCCGTCATTTTCTGACGAATGAGATTTATGTTCTTTTTTACTAACCCAACTATCCGGTCGTGGTATTCCGTACTCTTATTGCAAACGCCACGGGACTGGACCACATCAAGCGTCCTCAAAGACACTTCAACGGTTTCAATGCGTTTGTCGTTAATGCGGGCAGAGAGGATAAGAGAGTCTTCCTTAGTATAATATTGGGCACCGAATACACAATGGTGCATTGTAGCTCCCTCTTCTAAGAACTCTTGCACACTATGTAGCACTGCAATTTTTATCAATCCATCAGTAAATTCAAGGCCTAAAAATTTAGCCTTCATTTTGCGATATTGATCCTCATATTTTGCAGCATCTTTTCGGTTCTCTTCTATTTGTCTCAAAGCTTTAATATCCTGAACCTTTTTAAGGGCTTTATCGTGTGCAGTTCTTAAATCACTAGGGCAGGCGTATTTAGCATTACGTACATCCTTTCCTAGATTAGTAAGCATTAGGATATAGTCAATCCACATTGAAGCATCTTTCACGATATAGTTGTTGCGAAGACAGATTCTCACTGATGGCCAGCAATTAATATCGCCATGATTACGTAAGTACTTTAATAGCGAGTATTGTCTAGACTTGATTAAAGTTTCAGCCTTGCTATTTGAAAGTAACATTTTAAACAAGCTTAATGGAGAAATACCATGGAAGCGTCCTTTGAATCCATTCCTCGTTAAGCTAGGAATGTATCGGCGTACTGGATATATGTATTGCGCAAAGATGTCATACTTCATTCTATTCGCAGATCGTGTCCTGATTTCCAATGGTGATCCCCAATCCCATAAATCAACGTACATGAAGCTCATTTTTGTAGAACGGTACATAAGTGTCTCTTTCCCTTCCGATGTAATCCAATTCTGTACAGCCTCGTTAACCTCATAATGAGCTGGATAGCCAACTCTGCATGTCTTACGGGCAACAAAATGCCGGAGTACTTGGAAGCCTTTAAAACAGGTAATAATAGTATAATACTCGCTTATATCACTCTTTCGTTTAAGCCCGCTTTCTATTTTAAGTTGTTTTCCACAGTGGGGACAAACAATGCCTGTCAATTGCAATAATAGGGACCCCTCAAATGGTTCCCATGTATGACCACATTCAGTACACCAAACAGATTTTTTGCGGAGGTATCCTTCCTTTTCAAAGCAATGCTCAATCGCCCATTTTCTTTGCTTATCTGTAAGCGCAGGCAGCTTAGTACTCAACTCGGCTACCTGTTTCTGTAACTTAGTTTTCGGTTTCATGGTCTCTTTACATTAGCTTTTTGTAATAATCCTCTAAACGTTATTCTTCTATGGATCATATCTTGCCTTTTTCTATGAAGGAGTTCATCAGAATAATCTTTAAAGAGTCTATTCCGTTCTTTGGGCATTAAAAGGCAATAATATGGTTCAGCTTTAATAAAGTAGTCTTTCCTTAAATATTTCTCAGCACAATCAGGACAAATACAATCCATTAGAACCTCTTCTTTATTATTCGGGTTTATAATTGAATAAGCTTCTTCTATATTCAAATCAGATACTTTTTCAATAACATCATCAAAAAAGGCATCAAAACCAGAGATACAATCTCCATAATAAAAAGGATATTTTAGTATTTTGTACATTCCGACGGGCTTATGCACCTGTTTTGAAATATCTTTTGTAATAAAGAAATAATCTGTCATATCTTCCTTTTCATAGTACTCCTCGCATAAAGGACACGTTGTCCTATATTCATCATCATAGCATTCTTCACAAAGGAGTTCATCCTTGTCAATTAAAACTTCTGGAAAATCGCACATCTCGTATATCGATTTACCACAATTATCACATTGACTATCATGTGCAATGATAAAGTCTAGTTGTTCATCCGTAAATTCGTGCGGGCTTGAACTATAACCACTATGCGCATGAACTCTTATTTGTTCTTTTATCAGTTCCATATAACTACGATTTATATAGTTTTATTTTAACTGGCTTTTCTAACTGTTCCGCCTTCTTAATAAGACTATCAGATATTTTATCAATATAGTTAACGATAGCAGAAACATCTCTTGAACTATATTTACCAAGATCAAGATCGCTTGAAATTAAAATTCGATTTGCCGCTATCGCTCTGTAGGCAATAGCCTTAAGATATCTTTTCCCCATATTAGAATAAGCACATTTGTTCAACTCCTGTTTCTTCTTTCTTCTTAGCCGCTGGCTTCTTCTTGAGCAAAGCATGATGTTCATCAACTAGTTTTTTCATGGCCAATTCATGAGCTGCTTTCTTATCTTCTTCCGTTAGCTCTACTGAGTGATTCACCACTACATTACAATTGATAGGCTTGATATCCTTGATGTTGTCTTCGTCATAGTAATGAACGGCTATACCGAAGATTTCATCATCACCGAACCCATTACAGCCGCTTTTCTGTACTTGCTGCAGAATGAAGTTGCAGCATTCATCAATGTTCTTGTTTTCTTTGGCATAGGAAACGGCAAACAATTCATCTTCCTTTGCCCGTTGTTCGAGATAAGACTTGATTGTCTTTTTAAATGCATCACTTGTTTTCATATACTTTCCTCCGCATATTAATTATTGATGACTAATGGCATGATTAGGTAAGTGAGATCATTATTATCAGTACGATTAATGATAGTAGCCTTTGTCGGATGCTTCATACTCATTATTACTTCATCGGATGGAATATTAGACAATAGATCAATTAGAATAGAACTCTTAAAACCGATTTCAATAGGAGATCCTGAATAGGAGACAGAGACTTTTTCTTCTGCTGACGTGGAAAAGTCGATATCACGTCCGGTGATAGTTACAACATTGTCTTTATCGAATTTCAGAACAATGAGAGAAGTGCATAAGCTACTGAAAACAGATACCCTCTTTAAAGCTGAAATCATCTCGTTTTTTTCAAACCGGGCTATCCTATCATTGTCCAAAGGGATAACGGCACGGTAATTAGGAAAACGTCCCTCTACCAATCGGCAAATCATAGTATAACCTCCAAATTCGATATTTACACTGCCGGCTCCTACAGTTATGATAACCGAGCTCGCGGTCGCTGGTATTATCTTAGATAAGATCTTGGACATACGGGCATGCAAGATAAAGGATGAACGTTCTTTTGAATCGTATGCTGAATCGATCATCCCCAGACTGTGGCCATCAGTCGCTACATAAGTGATTCTATCAGATGTTTTTTCGATGAACACTCCATTCATGATAGGGCGCAACTCATCATTCGCACAACAGATTTGCACCTGACGTATTCCATTTAAAAAGCTTTCTGCGTCAAGAGAGAAACAAGGTTCAGAATTCTTAATTTCCATTGCCGGATATTCATCTGCTTTTTTTCCGACCAGTTCAAAGCGTCCATTCGAATAATGTACACTGATACCGTAATTTGTTTCCAAGTCAACGATCCCTATTGAAATCGGTTGTTCAGAAATCTCCCTAAGGCCTTCCAAGATCGTTTTTGCATCAATCAACATGGATAGACACGCACAGTCAGTTTCACATTCAATGTTTGCAGATAACCGGCCGCCTTCTTCTCCGGCAGTAACTTTAAGAATCCCGTCTTCGTCAATGACGAACATAAAGTTATCATAAGCCGGAAGAAAATTTTTGGAATTGATTATTCTCCCAATTGTGGATAGCTTAGTGAAAAGCTCTGATTTTGATACTGTAATTTTCATAACTTTGATTTTAAAATAGTTCTAGTTGCAATTCGTTTGATTTATTTCTAGCCCGGCTTCTTGTAGTTGGTACCGGTATTGCTATCTGAGGAGTAGGCACAACGATTTCTGCCGGAACTGCTTTAGGCGGTTCAGCATTATTCTGTGCAAATGAGTTAATGTGAAGTTTCCAAAGAGTCGATTTCTCTTTGTCAGTAATGTATTCATAAACAGGGAGGGGGCAAGGAAGGCCAACGATATGATTATACCCAACTTTCCAAGAATAGTTATATTCCATTCTTAACGAGTCCATACAAGCTATCTCTCCTTGTAGGGAATTAGAAAGAAGGTTGAGAACGGCCATCTTGCAGCAAGTCTGATCAATATCGCAACCGTATAAACGAAACTCTCTATTCTTTTTGGCGGCAGATAGAAGTAGGCGGCCACTGCCACACGCAGGATCCAGAATATTTCCTTTGGCCTTTGAATCTTGGATAATTATATCGGCGCTCATATCACACACTTCTTCCGGAGTGAAAAACTGACCGTTATTGCCGTGACTAACCAAATCCATGAAGAGATCGCCAAGCGCATCATGCATTCCTATGCCATCATTATCTGCCGCAATAGAATAAAGCGTGAATAGTTCTTGAAACATGGAATATCTATCGCCATATTTTTTTTCGAGGCTTGAAAAACCGTTCTTTTTCTCCCACCATCTGAACATAATAAGAGAGTAGTCGATGAAATCAAGAAAGACCTCGGAGGGGCTATATTGATACGCCATCTTTTCAAACATACCGGAGAACTCCTTGTATGCTTGTTCGGAACTCAGGCTTTCAAGCCTTTGCTGCTCATTTACTTTTTTTAAATTTTGTAGTGCCATAACCGAATTTGTTAGGCACATAGCATAGAAATATGCGTTTAAGTAGTATACAAACAAAAAAGGCTGGCTTCATTACGAAGTCAGCTCAAGTCCCTTACGGCTGCAAATATAAAGAGTCTTTTTATTCCTGCAAACAAAAAAGCTCTTTTTTTTCTTCTTTTTTTTCTGATGTGCTTTTTAGTAGGTCTAAAGTTGCCCTATTAGCACGATCACAGACGGAATAATCAATATCAATATAAATATCCGCCATTTTATAATCATTGTTCACATGCCCAAGGCAAAAGTCAACGTCTGCTTTTGCAATCCGGGCTTTGTTACGTGCTATACTCGCCCATGAATGCCGTGCCCAGTTAGTAGATAGAGGAACCCCAAGATTAAGCTCTTGGGATATTTCCTTCAATTCCCTATTCACCGCCTTGAGAAAGTTATTCGGATCAGAGTATCTCATGCGGAAATAAGAGAGAAATGTTCCATTGCTATACTTATCTACCAACTTTCTTAGTTCAGGCTCTATTCTTATAGACAAAGGGAACCGACTCTTATTATCCACGGTCGTAACTTTGCTACGCTCATACACAACCCTTCCGTATGATTCCTTGGCCAAGGAAAAGAAATCATTCATATTCATACCCATCAGATAGAACAACATCATAAAGACATCGCGCGACATATTGGTTCGTTCCCGATCAAAGTTGGAATCCCGTATTTTAACTATATCCTCTACGCTTAGATTCTTTCGTTTACGGGTGTAGTCTGGGATGGTTATTCTGGAGAATGGATTATTTGGCATCTTTATAATATCGTAGTCTTCATTATTATATTCTTTTTTGGCCTTGTTATATAGGGAACGAATACCACGCAGATAATTGTTGATTGTACCAGGTTCAATGGTGCGATCTGTATTCTTCCCTATTTTCTTGGCATACAGATACTCCATCATCCCCTCCAATGTCTTATTTTTTATATCTCTTACGTCAATTTTCTCTTTTCCAAGAAAATTAATTAAAGCGTTCAGAGAAGATTCATACCAATTTGCCGTCTTTCTTTTAACCGTTTTTGAAATAATTCCTCTCGCAAACGCCACAAAATCAATATCTTCTGAATCTGGATTTGCCGTTTTTTCTATTTGCTCTTTTAACTCCTTACAGCTCATTTTACGGGTTCTATCAGTTCCTAATTTGATACAAGAGCCTCTAAACTGCTGTATAAGATTACCTAGTTCAAAGTTAAGTTCTTCACAGCTATCAGTTACCGGAAGTATAGTACCGTCACTCCCCATGTATTCAGGGTTTATATAATATTGAGTAGCTATATACTGAGGTACTCCATTGTGATAAATACGGATTTTAATATTAGTAGTGCCATCCTGCTTAATATGCTTGCCACCTGTAAAAATTGTTGCTTTAAAAGTTGCCAT